TGTCTTACAATATCATAAGTACGTCTTACATAAACTTTATCAAAAGCTGTAGTACTATCTGTAGTAATACCATTTAAGAAGTAGAAGCCACCAAACTGATTATTAGGACGTAGAACTTCTAATCTAGCATCCATATATAATTGTAGGCTTTGAGCTGAGGTATATCTTTCAGTATCAACTTCAGTTATATTACTTAAATTACCTGCAGTAGTTCTGGCAGCAGGAGAAACCCAATAACCTAGAGTAGCTAACTTACCTGCATAGAAAGCATCTGGAGAAGCACCGTATCTATCAAGATTAGGTTGTCCACCGTATGTAGCCCAGCCAGCAACCATAACAGCACGACCACTAGCTATAGCTAATGTTTCGTTTATAGCTGCACCTGGTTTTAAAGCAGGCTTAGTACTAAGAATAGCAATTTTCAATCCTTCTAATTCAGAAGAGTTCTCAGCTGTAGTAATTAACTGAGCTTGTGCTAGTGGAGAGTTAGTGTCAATTCCAGGAGCGAGAATAATTTGAGTATTACTTCCGTTCAAAGCTTTTATTGCTTCTACAAAGTCAGTCTCTGTAATAGGAGGTCCGTTTAAGCCACCTTCTAAAGAAACATTTTGTAATCTATTAGGACCAAAGTAAGAGCTATGTGAAATATCTTCAACGTCAGTTATGGCACTAATAGCAGGAGCTAGTCTAGATGGGATTAAGCTTAGAAGATTAACATCGAAACCATCTGGGTTTTCCAACTTAGGTAAGAAAGCAACTCTAACTAAGTTAGAAACTTTAGTAGCTTCAATCTCACCGTTATTATCTACAGCATTGGATTCAGTTAAATCAATAACGTAGCTTTCATCAGGAATAGGAGGATTGAAAGTTTGACCTTGTGGATCAGTTACATCTAATCTCCACTTGTTATTACCTAGTGTAGTAATACTAAAGTTTAAGTTATTACTCCACGCTCCAGGAGAGATACCTAGAATTTGAATTAACTTCTTACCATTTGAAGAGTAAAGATCTCTAAATCCGTTAGTAGGTCCTTGAACTCCTCCTCTAAAAGCAGAGTAGGTTTGGTAGCCTGTAAGACTAAAACCAGACACGTCAGCATCGTCAACTAAAATTGTTATGTCAGTTGTAACTCCTGTAGGTCCTGTAATGGCTCCACCAGTAGTTGTAATAGTCCAAGTTCCTGCTGGGGCTTCTGCAACACTATCTACTGTTACGTTAGTTCCGCTTAGTGGCGAATTGTCAGGGAAAGTAATTTCATCTCCATTAGCAAGTAAAGCTGCCTCAGCATCTGTAGTTACTAAATCAAGAGGTGTGTTTTCATCCCAAGTGATATCTCCAACATTAAAGAAACCGTCTGGCTCATCTAAATTAATGTTGTAATGATAATTATTACCTTCTGCTCCAGTAATAGTATCATTGTCAAATTCAAACTTGACATTAGCTGTGTAGTTACTTGAACCAGTAGTTACATAGTTAACTGAGTTAGTAACTGTTCCTAGTGGGTCAGCTCCTTGAGTTGCATTAACAAAGCTGTTAGCTATTTCAACAGCACCGTCTCCAATGTTAACTGGAATGTTATAGCTCTTAGAAAATACATCAACTGTAAACTTTTGGTCTAATGAAAAGAAAAGTGTATCTCCTACATCTCCAAAGATTACGTTAAACCCATTTTCAATAGGTTCTGAGTGAGGTACTGTAACTGTACTAGCATCAAAGGTAAGAACACCTTCTGATGGAGTAACTCCAGCAGCAGTAGTTACTAATGCTTGTTCAGCACTAGTGAATTTAGCAAGAGCATCTAGTCGGCTAGTTGCTTCGGAGTTTGTGTAAAATTTATATTTAACTACGGTAGCATTTGGAGTAGCATCTGTTACTACAAATACATAACGTCCTGAGCTTTGACCAGTGAATGTACCATTGGTCTCAATGTCCATTTTAAAAGTAGACTGAAGTTCTGAAAAAGGTTCTTGAACACCTGTAATTCTAAAGTCAATATTGTTCTCTTTAGTTGAGACACCGCCTACGATGATTTCACCAAAGGCAGGCTGACTACGTCCTAATACACGGACAAGACCAAAGTTTCTCGCTCCTTGATCGTATGCAGCTTGATAACCAACTGAACCAGTAGATGAGTCAGATCCATAAATAGAAGCGAATTCGCTAAATCCATTTACGTATGCAAAAACGTTTGCAGGTCCACGACTAAATTGACCAACGATGCCAATTCTGTTACGAACATTAGGTTGAATAGGTTGAACACCTACATTAGCTTCATTAAAAGTAATTTGAGGTATGAGCATATCTATTTATTAATTAATAGTATTGTTAATATTTGATTGTGAAAGATATAGGGGATTTAAACTATCTCTCCATCCTCTAGAGATGTAAGCATTGAATCTTGTCATAGCTACACCTTCTTGGAAGTAGATTGCATCTTGTTCTTCCCATCTTATCGATTTTACATTTTGTGACAACATCTCGAATGAGCTGACTCCTTCTAGAGGAAAATCTTTTCTATGGATACTATCATCTAAAATATATTTAGTTATCATTAGATAATCTTGGATAATATCTATACCCGGATTTATTTCTAATGATACATTCTTTTTTGTGTTGGATGTGAGCAATCTTTGCCCAACACCAAATGAACTCCAGGCTGGTACCTCTACTACATTCTCATCATTAAGTTTTCTATTTAAAGAAACTTCATTAAAAGAGAACTTTATAACGATATGGAATTGTGCCATATCAGTTCCTTCAGAACCTAAACTATAAGGTTCAAACATAGACGATACATTTCTACTGGAAGGGGTGGGGATACCTCCTTGTGATCCTGCATATGCAAAAATACTACAAGTTAATCCGTTTCTTACTTCTTGTCCATCATGCAGCCTATATCTGCTTATCCCTATTAAATCTTTTGTTAATGGATGTCTAACAATAGGATTAATAAATAAAGGATGATTTGATAGATAGATAAATAAGCATCTTACTAAATTGGTTAACCCAGGTGCAGGGGGTGCTAATACTTGTCGTGCCATCTGTTAGGAAATCCTCTTAGTGATTCTCTTAATAATTTACGTTTGTCATATACTGACTGCAGTAAAGGTGAATTAGAAGCACTAGCTTTTCCTACACTAGCCTTTACTGAATTTAGTTGTTGAGATATAGTTTCTGCCACTGTTTCACTCGCTGGATTAAGTACTTTTGTTTCTATTGTAATAGACCTAGGTTTACCTTTTACCCAGATAGTTCTTCTGTTTTTATAGTTACCTGTAGCAACGTATAGCTCAGAAGGTATCTGTATAATATCTACTACAATTTTAAATTCACGACTCTTATATTTAAATCCTACTATCTGAACTCGACCTGCATCAAAGTCCATTTTGTATTCTACTTCATTAGTATCTGCATTATCTGTTCGCAAATTACGAAGATTAATTTCATAGACTTCTTCTTCAGATTCATTAATTCTACGAGTCTTAAGACTATACTCTCCTAAATGAACAGCTAGAATATTAGTGTTGTCGCTATCATCTTCATTTGTATTAGTAACTCTAGTATATTTATAGATAGCTTCTGTTACTCTCTTAGCTACTTCTTCTCCTATACAATTAGGAGGTGTCCATTCATTTTCTCTTACTTCTCCAGGAATAATGGGTCTAGGTAATATTGGAGGATTAACTAAATCTACTTCTATTAGATCAGGTGATTTAGCACCATAAGCTGTTGAAGATACTCTCAAAACTAAGTTCTTAGAAAAGCCTGCATGACTATTAGGAGCATGGAAGTAAAAAGAATCTATAGGTAAAAGATTTCCATCTGCACTAAGATCAGGATCATCTCCATTACCTAGTTGATCAGATTGTATAGATACTGGTATTACGCTTCCTTTATCTACTTTAAGTAAGACTGAAAAAGGAGATGTTGTGCTAAGAGAACTATAGTTTTGAGTCTGACCAAAGATCAAACCTTTTATTCCAAAACTTCCAGAGTTTCTTAAGTTGCTAACATTATTATCAAACTGATAAGTATTCCAACTAGCTTCATCTACAGTATAAAACATAATAGTTAGAAGCTCAGCGGTCACTTTACTTGACGATCTTCTAACTTCAAAGTTAAGTCTGTTAACTCTATATACTAAATCAAAAGTGGCAGGCCTTGTTTTTAAACTTGTTGTTTCAGGATATAACTCTCCTTTAACAGCAAATTGAGGTCTTGCAATAGTCTGTCCTCTTTCAGGACCTACTAGAATGTTTCCTATTGCAGTGTTAGGGATTACTTCTAATGTTTTTATATTTATAGCATCTGATACTAATGTAATAATGGTATCTATATCAGCATTATCAGGAACTCTAAATACATCTTCTATTTTATAGGATACTGAGGAACTGTTATTGACTTCGTTGGCAGCTAGTATTGCATCTTTATCTGCATCAATAGCTTGGCCTGTCATATAGAAATAACAAAAGCCTACTTGTCCAGTAGGTATTTCTACTCCTCTATGGGTGAATACGCTATCTTTTAATTCTACTGGTGCATCGTATGTAGGGCCGTTCTGCTGTGATAAAGGCACAGAACTAGAGCTAGTATCTGGTATATTAAATGATGACTCAGGTATAGTCGCTAAGTTTAAATCATGTGCTATATATAAACTTATCTGTCCTTGTTCGTCTGTAGAAATGTCTGTAGGTTGAGCTACATCGTTATCAAGGAGTTTTATAATTCTTTCAACATCTTCAATAGCTGTCTCTTTTAAGTCTTTAGCAACGTCGTAAAACTTAAGATTAGATTGAAGAGGTATAGTTGCTAAAAGATGGGAAGCTACTAGTTTAGCAGCTGCCCATGTTAAAGCTTGTCCGTACATATTGTATCTTTCTTTAGTAGCCCCAGTACCACCTGTAGGCTGCATCATTTCTACAATATCGTCTGCTGTATAAAGAAAATCATTATTAGCATTACGACCTGTAGCGATACGTAGAAAGATTGTGTGAATTTCACCAGGAGTTGCTCTTCTTATATCTTCATAAGATAAAGCTCCATTGTCTTTAAGCAAAACACTTGCTGAGCGTACTAACTTAGCAAAGTCTGGTTCAACATCAACGGTTGTAAAAGTGCCGGCTGGAGCCAGTGTATTTGCTATGAGTTGTACTTGAGAAATGTTAGCCATTATCTATCCTGGTTTAAATATTGGTTGGGCTTCCTTTCTCAGTTTCTTTTACATCAATATTAGTACTGATTTCTGAGTCAGGATTACCAAATTCTAAATCTAGAATCTGGCTGACGACTTCTTTCTTATTAGTATAATCAATATCATAGAGTTCACATATCTCTTTGATCTTCATATAATGAAGTCCATCTAGTTCGTCTTTACGAGTCTCTCTACTAACGTCTTTAGTTTCTACGTTTTCTACTTCTTCAGAAGGTTCCTCAACTGGTTCGAGGTCTGGTGTATTTAAAGCACCTTGATTCTTTTCTTCTTCTACTGTATCAACGACTTCTTCAACTTCAGGTTCTGGAGCAACAGAAGTAGTCTTATCAAAGATGTTTGGCTTAGGTTCTCGAACAGTATAATCTTGTTCGTCTTTAGCCTCAATTAAAGTTGGGTAATAGTCATCAGGACTATGTACAAACTTATTGTCTTGAATAAGAGTAGGAATATACTCTTCATCTCTTGGTAGTGTAAACGTATTAGTAAATCCACCCTCTAACTCTAGCTCTTTAGCTAGGTCAGCTGGGATGGATTCAAGGTCTACATGAATATAGCTTTTAAAAACAAAGTTAGGAGAGAGAATAAACTTAATTTCTTCACGATCTTTTTTGAGATCTAAGTGGTAATAACTACCAGCAGTTAAGAAACAGTCTTTAATCATCTTATCAGCCACAGTCTTATCATCATAGTCGCTTGTACGAAACTGATGTCTGAATGGGCTTGTAATTTGAATTCTAATCATTTATTCTCTCTGTGTATTTTTCTTATTATACTCTATGGAGTAGGAGTTGGACCACCAGAAGGAATGAACGCACCTGGAGTATACTTGCTTGAAGCACTAAATGTACCACCATCAAGATTAAACTTGGCTACAGCTAGAGGATGTCCGTACTTAGTCAACGCACTTAAAGGTTTACCACGTCCTGCACTTACACGAGCAACTTCAAAGTCACGTGCTAAGTAAATAGGATTCAAACGACCTAATAGTAAGCTATCTTGCTTAGTATAAGTATCTAGAATACCAGGGTTAGTTCCTTCATGTCCTTTAGACATATAAGTAGGTTGGTAGTATTCAAATAGAGCAATGTGGCTATGACCAGTAATAGCATCTCCATCTAAATCTACAGGGCTGGAAAGAGTGTCTCCAGTTTTGTAGTCTAGACGAATCTCTGTACCATTTACGTCAGCAGCAGCATCAGCTTCAGAATCATATGCAAAAGCACGTTTAACTTTAGCTAGAACACCGTCGTTATCGCTAGTAATATAAGCATCACCAATAGCATAAATAGCACGTTGAGCTGCAATATAACCTTGAGTAGCAATAAACAATTCAATTTGTTGATTAGTAAGACCAACTAATGCATCGCGTTTGGATTTATTATCTTGAGGGAATACACGTCTTAGTACATACTCAACGCCAGTAGGAATTAATAATTGACCTACATAACGAGGGTCCGACAATCTTTCTAGTTCATCAGAGTAACGGTTAATTAACTGAATCTCAAGAGGAGATGCAGCACCCATTGCTCTCAACTTATAAAGTTGATCGTAACCACCTGCAGCAGCCATTTCAGCTTCCAATGCTGAAGGTAGGAAGTAATGAAGAATAGTGTCTCCAGTAGCAGTTGCACTTACATAGTAGTTTTTACCTGCACCTTCAGCCTCAGCTCGGTCAGCTGGTTCATCATAAGAAGGAACAGCTCCAACAATATAATCACCATCAACTAATAGAGAACTAATAGTAGATAGATCTAAGCCGTAAGTGTTAAGGTCAAAGACTTCGCCATCAAGTTCAATTGCACCATCAAAAGAAAGGGCGTCTGAGGCTAATGTAACTTCGGGGCGTACAACATAATCGGCATCAACATAAGTTTTGATACCACCTTTAGTGCGAGCACCAGCAAGGATTTGATGTGAATTAAGCATAGTTTTATTTTTTAAATTACCAATAGTAAAATTCTAGTCTAATAATGTAGCCTAATACTAGGCTACATTATATTAATCAGAAAGGGTTATTTAGAATTGACCGAAGTGTAGGTCACCTAATACACCAAGTCTGTTGTTGATATCCTCAACGTCACACACAGTCATGTGCGCAACCATGTACGGATATCTTAAGTAAGGCATCCCGGCGTTGCCCATTTGTACATGCATACCAGGAGCAGCAGGGATTTGAGTTTCAGTCTGACGGCGAGTCCATAGACCAGGAGCTCCACCACTTTCTTCAGATACACAGAACTGAGTACGACCAACTTGGATAGATTCACCATTAGTAGTACGATCAGCAACAAATACAACCTTATTCTTAGGCCATACACGTTTATTAATACCATCGACTGGATCTTTATAAGTAGTCTCTACAGTGTAGATAGGTACCCCAGCAATAGAAGTAAGACCGTCAGCAGATAAACCTAATTGGAATCCGCTTAGACCCATATGGTCACGTCCAACAATATCTTTAGTAGGGTCTGTAACTGTTTCAGTTTTACCAGGATTACCTAGTAAACCACCAGTAACAAGACGAACTTGATTAGACATCATAAGAACTTCCTTAAGTTCTGGATGCATATACATACGAGTTACAATACCTTTGTTAGTTTCACGGAACCAACGGACAAAACGAGCAACACTGTTTACAATGTCAGCATCAGGATGAGTCCAAGGTACACCAGCGTTATTAGGCTCGGTGTCATTGAAGTCTGAAAGAGTTTTGAATAATTGAGCTTCAGGACGACCACGGTATCCAGCAGTTACTCCATAATGGAAGAAGTTACGAGCAGGAATTTGTGCATTAACAGAAGCACCTACACCAGAACGTGGGTCAGTATAATTAATACCACCCAATAGCATAGAAGCACGCCATACATCCCAAGTAAGATTATGCTCACGCACCATCCCTTGGATAACATTGGAAATCTGTTCTTCTGGAGACCATTTGTCATTAGTAGAACCAGGCTTAATCTTAGAGTTAATTTCACCGTATGAAACGAATGAAGAACGTCTAATATATAGAGGTTGTACTGTGAATGCTCTCATGGTTCCATAATTATGGCCCAAGATAACATCTGGCTGACCAAACTTAACTAGAGGAAAGATTGTGTCAACAGTACTCATTTCTTGTTGAATGTACACATGTCGTTCACCGATGTTTTCATCTGGGAAAACTTCCGATAGAGGAGTACGACCTACAATAGGTTGAAAAGACTTGGCAAGTTCGGTCAAAGAAGGCTCACCTGGATTCTCTGTATTGCCAGTGATAGCGTAAGGAGTTACGTTACCATCAAAATTTAGAGGTGGGTATGATATTCCGTTCATAAGAGTTTTATTTATTTAGTAATACTTTTTACAATTAGGCTTTTAATTTAGAAGCAGCTTCAGCGTTACGCTCGATAATAGAGCTAAAATCAAAGGCTCCACTCTTACGTCCAGCACTGTATCCAAGTTGTTGCTCAATAAGAGGAGCTTGTCCAGCAGCAGCTTTAAGCATATCAGCTACGCTATCAATAACAGTTTGTTCAACTTCTTTAGTTTCATCTCCAGATGTAACAGAGAACTTAACAATGTTTTTGTTGTCTGCATTTTCAAAAGAAGATTTAAAGCTAAGGAATTTCTGAACAGTTGCTGGTTGAACTCCATTAACTTGCAAGTCTTGAATAAGAGCAGATTCTTGTGCCTTACTCATAGAAGTAGAAAATGCTTGAGTTACTTTCTCTTGTCCAGCAAGCTTGTCTGTCAATGCAGAAACTTTAGTTCCTAAATCAGTGATAGTTTTATTAGCTACTTCTAATTGAGAAGTATACAATTCTTGAACTTTTGCTAATTGACTAGTTAAATTGGCAATTACATCATCAGTCTTATTTGATTCTTTTACTTTTTCAGTCTTTAAAGAATCACTGTCTTTTACGTCTACAGCTTCAGTTTCTAACTTAGCAGGTTCAACAGCTTTGTCTTCAACTTTTTCAACTACAGCAGGAGCTACGTTAGCTTCTGTAGAAGCTGCTTGTGTTTTTTCTTGTGGCATAATACTTTGTTTATTATTTAATTTACTTGTATCAGTATTGTTAACATCGTCAGACTCAGTAGTAGGAGCAGCTTCTACTTCTGTTGTTTCAGATAAAGCTTGAGCTTTTTCTTCTGAAACTTCAGGCTCAACTGTCTTGTCTTCGTCAGAGACATTGCTAGTATTAGATGTATCTATTGACAATAGAAACACATAATTCTCTTTAGTTTCTGGGCAACTTTCTACATTATCAGATAATGCCTGGACTTTCGCGTTTCCAAATGGTAAGAAAGGTGAGTTAGTAAGAGCTACTCTAATAACTGCTGTACCAACATCTTGTCCTGATTCTTTATCTGTGAACTTACGATTAAATTCCCCAGAGGAATATTCGTATTCACCTTTTTGAATTGAAGAATAAATTTCATCATTAACTTCAAATATACCATAAGCTGTCTCACCTTCTACAACAATGTCTGTAAGGTCTCCTCTTTTACGATGAGAATCAGTTGATCCTGGTTCTTCATCTAGATGACCTAAAGTTAAGTAAGGAGTAAATCCTACAACACCCTTGTTAAAGTTTTCAACTAATTGGTCAATATCAGAGTCTGTAAACTTTACTTCACCATACACATCATGTTTCCAAGCACCTGTTTTAACAAAAGGAACTTTAACTTGATTAGGTCTTAGCAAAGATAGATCTTGTCTTCCTCCATATACGGAGTTATGACTAAACTTCTGGGACACTGATAGGTTTTCTGTGGCAGTAAGGGCTGCTCCTTTAGATACTAACATCTTAACATCGTTAAGTGTTTTTGGTATCTTCTCACCCCAGAATCTTGCAGCTTCTGCAAATTTGGTTGGTTTACCTTGATCATCAACAAGCTCTGGAATATCTTGTACTCCATAAAACTCTTGAAGAAAGGTACCTTTATTCTGATTGTTCATTTATAAGTCTTTCTCTTAATTTATTAATAGTTTTACTAATATCACTATTAGTGAAGTCTAGCTTTTGAATTTGAATACTTAGTTCTTCATCTGAGGAATCATTAGAGTCTTCTAATTCTGAGTTATCCTCTTTTACATCTTCAATCTCTTCTTGATTTGTAAAGAATCTACATAAGCTAGTATCACAAACACCGTTGTCATAATCGGTTAAGATACTGCAGCTATACATAGTTTTATCCTCCATAGGATGTCTAAGTGCATATTCATCAACTTCTTTAGGAAGCTCTTTACCAAAGTAGATACAGTTAGAGCACTTAACTCCAATCTCATCTAGTTTATTAGATACTTCATATTGGAATTTACACTCTTCTTTATTAAAAGGTGCAAATTTAGATAGTGGTAATTCTGCCATAATGAATTTATTATAGAATTTTATTAGTTAAAAATAGTAGGCATATTATGTTCAATTTAGAAAACTTACTAGCAAGTAAACTTCTTGCTAAAAAACATTTACCCAAAGTCTCAGAACCAGATATTCTTCTTGAAGAAGATAGCGGTAAGATTTACTTTGTCTTTAAGTTTGACACAGGTAAGTCTAAAAAAGATGGGGAAGCCTTAGTTAAATTATATAAGAATGATATAACTAAGTACGTACATAATCACGGTGGTCTTGAAAATCTATTTAAGACATTAGTAGCAGCGGAAATGCTAGTTGCTGGTTATATGATTATTCCTATTCAAGGTGGTTATATATGTGCTGGTGGAGAAGAGCTGTACAACATAAAAGAAAATGAATGTACTTGTCCTGCCTTTCTTAATAATTCACAAGAGCCTTGTAAACATATTATATATAGAGATGCTATATTGCTACAAAGGGCTCGTATGAATCAATGGAAACAAAGAAACCTTAGCTCGTAGTATACCAGCTAGTAACACCATCACTTACTAAAGTAATGTCTTGGTATTGAGTTGTTAAAGTAGTGCTGGCATTACCTTCAATAAGGTCTCCAGCATCTGCATTAATAACTACATTATTACTAGCATCAATTTTCTTGATTACAAACTTATATATTTCAGATGCTGAAGGAAGAGCGATTGTAATAACAGAAGTACTTGCATCTGCAATTACATAAGTATCGTCATCATCTAAAGTATCTGAGGAAGTAATAGTTCTTAGTGCAATAAGATTATTAGAAGCACTACCAGGACTAGTAGCACCTGTACCTCCTACTCCAATACCAATTGTAGTAGAGCCCCAAGTACCTGTTGTAATGTTACCAAGTGTAGTAATAGAAGTTTGTCCAACATACCCAGAAGAAATATCAATAGTACCTCCAGTTACGTCAATCTTATTACTAGTACCAATTACACTAATAGTTCCTAATGTAATATCAACACCATTACCTTCAGTTAAAGCTAGTGGTACTGAAGCATTAAAGTCAGAAATTGTAGAAGCTAGTTGAGTACCTGTATGATTACTTCTGTCTAGAGGATTTGTCTCTAACTTACTTAATTCAATATTAGCAGAAGCATCAATTTCATTATTTGTAAAAGGATTGCTAGCAATATAGTTAGCTACGTCAATATCTACTTGTGTAGTAAAATCAGATATACTTGCTGAGGTTTGTGTACCTGTATGGTTAGATCTATCAAGAGGATCAGAAGCTAACTTACTTAATGAAATATTAGCTCCAGATGAAATCATTGCATCTACAACTGGTGAGTTATTAGATAGATGATCATTAACTGATGTACCAAAGTCACTAATAGTTGAAGCAAGCTGTAGACCTGTATGAGTACTTCTATCTCTTGGATCCACTGCTAATTTAGTTAATGCTATATTAGCCGTAGCTGAAATCTTATCATTATTAATAACACCATTAGAGATAACAGTAGCATTAGTAGTTCCGTTACTAGTAACTTCTCCTATTAAAGCAGGTGCAGTAGCCACAGTTGTAGCTTGCCCTTTTAAATTGGCAGTAATTTCATTAGCAGTAAAGTTTCCTAAAGCATCTCTTGATACAATTGTATTAACTGTATTAAGTGCAGTAGCATTATTTAACTTTACTTTGTCTTGGAAAGTCATTACACCATTACTAGTAGTGCTAACTGTGTTAACTGCTAAAGTAGGTGTTGATCCTCCACTACTAGTAAGAGGTAATTGAGCATTAAGTCCAGCAAGAGTAGCTTCATCTGTTAGTAGCTTAACTTCTGCTCCAGAGTCGTCTTGCATGTAAAATCTCTTGTCACCTTTGACATATAGAGATACTTCATTAATTGATGGGGTAGGTGGAGTTGTTCCTCCAACAGGCATTCTTATTTCAGGCATGATATTTTATTATATAATTTTTAATGTTCCGTAAATATGAATAGGGGATCCTATTCTATAACCACTTAATACTATCTTAAAATAGTCAGGAGGTATAACTAATACATCAGCATTAGCAGGTCTAAAGTTAGGTTCTATCTCTGTATAAGGTAAGTCATCTATAATAAGACTACCTCCTACTGTTAGGATACCACTAACTTTATATCTTTTATGTACTACTTTTTGTCTACCAGGTAATATAGTTAAAGCTTCTCCATTGGGAAGCTCTTCTTGTCTTACTTGTCCTTTAGTAACGTAGGCTGTAGTAGCAATCTTTGTTGAGGAGTCTTGATATACAGTTGTTGGTGCCGTAGGTTCTCCTGTTAAATTTACATCATTAAACCCAGGAAATACTGTACCTCCTGTAGTTGGATTTGTATTAGATGTAATATTAGTTATACGGCCTTTATTATCTACTGTTACTGTAGCTCTATTGTATTGTCCAGGAGTAACTCCTGTTGTAGATAACTGAGGACTAGGGTAAGTACCTGTTATATCAGTTCCAGTAACAGGACCTGATGGAGGTAATGTAGTAGGATAAGCTGGTATTGATAAGCCTGGTGTGTGGTTATGACTGTCATTACTAACAGAAGGATTAGGGTAAGTCCCTGTTAAGTCTCCACCGGCAAGTCCTGTAGGTGCTGCCGTAGATCCCTCTGTTAACTGTTGGGCCCAAGTAGGAGTTGTGTTTAGTAGGTAATAGAATTGGCCATTACTTTGCTGATAAGCTAATTTAAATACGTCATCGGAAGTAACTGGCTCATTATCTCTATCTGCTTGTGTAGCAAATACCCAGTTTACAAGACTATGAATTTCACCTGCTGGTATATTATTATGCTGAACCATGATTATTTATTAGTAGTTGTAGGTGCTGGTCTACTTTTAGCAGTAGCTTTAGCTGCACTTGTCTTTTGTTTATTCATACGCTCTTTAGCTGCTATGTCTTCTCTTTTAACTGTAATACTTTCTTTAGCTACTTCTTGGTCAGTTTGTTCAGTATGTACTTTGATCATATCTTTAGCAAACTTATCAACATCACGTTGAGGTAATTGAACCATAGTACGTACATGATTGTAATCTTCTTGATTACCTGGATTCATATAACCTAGTGTAGTTAATTCACTAAAGGCCTTCATTAACGTTTCAATCTCTGTAGGTCTTAAAGGAATCTCAGATATATAACCTGGATCACTAATATCTTTAACCGTGTCAGGATTAAAGTTATAAGCTATAAGTTGACGTACAACCTGATTAACAAAAGCAGATGTTACTAACTCAAAATAATGCCCAATTAACATATTGAACATTTCTACTTGGTTTTCAGAACTCTGTCCGTTTCCAAGTCCACTTGATTCATCACGCATGATTAAATTAGGAATTCCCATTCCTACCATCATGTTTGAATCACAAAGATCTATAGCTTGTGCAAACGCATCAGCAAAGTTGTTTCCTGTAGTTAGTGAACCTATAGTTACTGGATATTCTTTACTCAATTGTTCTAGTACAATACCTTGATTGCCTCTGACATTTTCAAGAGCTTCTGTAACAGATTCTCTATATTGTTTTGGTCTAGAAGTGCCATCGGCCTCCTCTACTACTTCATTAGTAATTTGAGGAGGAACAATAGCGTATAAAAGAGGTGTGCCGTATCTATCTAGTGCAACTGCCATCATGTCACGGAAAGCTTCTTTGAATAAGTGATAGTCTAATACAGGGTGTAGTTTTGAAATACCCCAAGGATTATTAGAACTTCCACCAAAAGCAACATGAAAAACTTTAGACTTTTCTAGTCTAACCATTCCACCAGTGTAGCTCCTGCTTAACTTTTTACGTTTTGTTTTAATAGCATTAGGAGCAGGAACCCAAATACCACTGTACAACTGACCATAGCTAGTCTTTTCTCCATGAGTAAGCCTACTATAATCATTTAATCTAAATTGGATTTGTGTTGGATGGTAGTTAACTACATCATCAATCCAAACTTGTCTAATCTTATCAGGGCCCATCTTCTTTTCCCAAAGAACTTCTGATACCCCAAAACCTGACCAGTAAGCAGTAGTAGCAATTTCTTGTATCCACTTCTTAACTTTGCCTTTTATATTGGCATTAACAAAGTCTTCTATCATAGAATTAGGATGATGATATTCTCCTACTTTACTACATATATAAAGTACTAGCTTTTCTAATCCATTATTAATAATAGGTTCTTTTAATCTTGCGTTATCCCATGCAGCCAATTGATAATGATGAGGCTTTCGTATAGGTGTAAAGTTATCACCTGTACTTATATAAGATGTAGCTAAACCTGTTTGCCCATAGTTAGCAGGCCTCTGTCTTATTGCTGACGCAGACAGAGGCTTATCTTCTAACTTTAGTTTTTCTTTAGGGTTTGTCTTTACTGAAGTCTTACCTTCATCAAGAAAGTTTGTATCAGTCATATTTCTTTAAGGTATAAATGATGGCTTTGGTGCTCCTTCAAATGGACTCTTATATTCTTTCTGAGCTTCGAGTTTTGATTCTAGGTCAGACTTTAATTGTGATTCATGTTTCTGCTGTTCTTTAGCTACAGTATTGCTAGCCATAATTACAGCTTCTCTCATAAACAAATCTAGATTCATCCATTCATCAACACTCATACTTAAACTACCACCGTTAATACGAATAAAGTCTATTAGTCTAAATTCTTTTACGAATGATTTAGCAAGATGCTCTACCCAGTTTTGGTAGTAGATTGGTAAGTCAGGGTCTATAGAACAATTGTATCCTTTGAACCCAAGTGGCACAAAATGCGCTATCTTATCTGAGTATATTTTATTATAGACAGGTAAGATGGAGACATTATGTGCGATAAATTGTGTATCGCCGTGTATTAAATAGCTTAAGGCACGGCAATGATTAAAGTCATCATTAAAATGACTTACTTCTTGGAGGGTGTTTCTGTGGAAGGCTGGCCAGTCATCAGCTTTTTTGCTTCAGTAGCTGCACGTTCACGAATCTTATCATCAAGGAAGAAAGCAGTCATAAAGAATTCAATGTAATATTGAACGTCTTGGTTAGGCCAGTCTGCCATTAAGAAGATTGGGTCTAACATCATGCCAGTATCTACTACGTTACCGTTAACTGAACCAATAGCTTTAGCAGCCATTAGTTCTTCTACTGAATAACCAGCTTCATCTTTGACTGAACGGAATTCTTTAACTGCTTCCATACGATCATTGAACGAAGGTGCTTTTACTGAAACTTTGATGCCGCTAGGTAATTTTACTTCAAACATATGCTTAATCTCTAATTTAAAAGTTTTTTTGCTTATAGTCTATTAGTTTTGTATATTAGAATAATAGTAGACTATATATACATATTACACTAAGTACATACTAATATGTCAAGAGAAGGATCACAACATAGAATAGATTCCCTTAAAAGTACCTTGGGAACTAATCAGTATCAACGTACTGCTTTAGGTAATGCTGTCAGATTTCACACAATGATTAATGTGTTAAATGAAGGCATAGATGGCCGTGCATTTGCTGATAGAGATGAGTTCCTTCCTCAAATGGAAAACTCTGTTAGAGAACTTGAAAGAGATTGGAATAATGAATTAGGTATAGATTCTGATAGTGATAATCGTACAGTTCAGCAAGCAAGACACAATAGAGCTTTTAATAGTAGACTAGGAGCAACTATTGCAGATGAAACTGTAATGAACGCTAGTAAGTTTGCTGAAGTAAATTCATCTCCTTTTAGATTTGGTACTAGTAATGCCTTTAATAGATTTACTGGTGAAATATTAAGTGGAGGTGGTTTTGGTGGAGGAGATGATGAAGATTTTTTTGGTTCAAGAGCATTATACGATAATGTATTTGCACCCTATGAAAACTTAGAAGATGGTACTTCTGCTTTATCAACTCAATTGGCTAACACTAATCCAGATGACATGGCTGCTACTGCTGCAGCTAGAGTTCTTAAAGATAATGTGAATAGATCTTTATACGATAGTCAAAATATTGTAGATAGATTAGATGTTGAATTTCAAAGATTCCATGGAGAGTCAATGATAAATCAATTATCTATGACAGGTAGTGGTTTATCAAGTGCTCGTAGAACTATAAGAAATACTTTAGTTAATGGTACAGTAGGTGAACGTAATAGACTAGCTAACTCTGCAGATATACATGCTAGTGCTCTTCAACAAAAAACTGATCCAAAAGATTTAGTTAGCGCTCTTGAACTCATTAATAATAATTTAGGTAATAGAAGTAGTGCAGCTACTCAAGGTGGTTATGTAGATAAAGCTGGTATTGCTAATTTTGTGGATTTAGTGAATACAGCAGAAAATAAAATTAGTATACAATCCTTCCAGTTTCAGAACGAGGCTATCAGTGCTGCTTTAATAGATAAAATTCAACGTAGAGTATTAGAAAACGTAGCATCAGGTAATAACAAAGCATTTGAAGTAGATTTTGTTTTAGCTTATCCTCGTCAAAGAGACTTAGATGGTACTTCCACTGAAGAAGGAAGGTACGGTGTAGGTTCAACTAATTACAATATACTAGGTCCTAACTTAATTGAAGCTTTAAAGCTACAGGCTATACAAGAACAACTTCAAGGTACTTTACAACAAATGGGTATTACTGGAGTTGATATTAAGGATTACTTTAAATTAAATATACAGTTTAGAGATAAGAAGTTCCACCCCAAACTTTACTTAACAGATAATGTAGCAGGGATAGGTACTCAAAACTTAACAGGACCTGTAGGTAATAGTGTTAACCAAGCTGGTAGCAACTTTGAAACTATGCGGTTTGTTGTTAATAAATATAAAGATGATAGAAGTTTAAATGCTGCTCGTCTTAATACTAGACAAGGTAGAGGAGATACTTGGACTGAACAAAGAGATGTAGCTCTTAAAACTGGAGATGTAACTCAGTCTTTACTATATAGACAAATAGAAAGTATCTCTAACGAGGAATTAACTTATAGCCGAAATGATGTAGGTAGAAAAGGAGGTAGTACCGCTACTCCTATTCTTTCTCAATCTAGAGGTATGCAGGTAGGATTCGCTGGAGATATTTGGCAGCACTTAAAGAACACTCTGAACTATGCTCATGAGAAAAGATTTGATGTAGTTGGTGGTAATACTAGAGGTGGGTACGCAAAAGAAACTACCACTGGTACAAGTACTCATATGTTTATGGTGCTTGATCAGGCTTTTATGCTTCAGTTAGGTGATACTTCTAAAAACATTGCTTTAGCTGGAGAAATGGGTAAAGAAGTTTCTAGTGCTTACGGAAAAGAAAACTTCCAAACTCAAAGATATTATCAAGCTCAAGATAAATTATTTGACTTATTAATAACCGGAAAAGCATCTGTTACTGTTGATGCTAAAAACTATAGAGAACAAATTATTAATCCTCTTGTTCAAAAGATAGAAAAGAGTGGGAGTGAAAGACTTAAATCTAACTATAATAAGTATGGTAGAAATCTAGGTCTAATGGCTGGGTACTCTTTGTTTAACCCGTCTACTTCTACAAGTGATAGTTCTTACTCTACTCAAATGGGTAAGATGATGACTTTACTTAGAGTACAAGGTTTCACAAAAGAAGCTGGATTTAGTGAGTCTGATTTGAAGCAAATTATTGGTATGGCTTCAGATAATATTACTATGGCTAAAGCTCCTAGACAGCACGTTAAGAGCTTTGGATTAATGGAATATAACAATAAGGGCGTAGATCCTAAATTAGTATCTTACTACATGGGGTCTTCTAACATGGGTCAATATTCTATGGGTATAGAAGGTGGTACATCAAAACAGGGTACGCCTATGTATATTCCTGGAGATGGTGATAGAACTAATACTGAAATAGGATTGATGCTTGGAGACAGAAATGTATCTACTAGTCTAAGTAGAGCATCAGCTCATCAAGCTAGAGTGGCTCAAAGATATGATGCTTATTATATGGATAACGATCCAGAGTTTACTCCTCTTAATAATGATTTTAGTTTAGACCAAGAAGAGGAAAGGTATGAATTAAATCTAGCAATGCAGCATTTAAGCACTACTTGGAATCAACTAGGTAATAACGAGATTACTAATCCTAACTACAATGCTATTAGAACTGAACCTCTATGGCAGCGTAATATTAATACAGGTGGACTAGTTATTCTTAAAAATAGACTAGAGCAAATGCGCAAGACTTTAGGTGTGTCTGAATCGGCCTTTAAGATTGTTGATAGATACGGCGACACAAGTGGTAGTGGTCTTACTTCTATTAATGTAAGTTTAGATCTAACTCAGGCATTAGGAGCAAAAGGATATTTAGCATCTACTTCAAGATTACCTAAACTACAATTTGAGTTGTCTGTACTTAATGGACCTAATAGAGGTAGTAACCTATTTAACGCTCGTACTGATGATGGTGATGCAGGTGCATTTGTTTACTTTGTAGATAAAAGTCAAATAGTAGGTAATGGTATATTTGCTAATAATAGTGGAAGTGCTATTAGTGTTCTAGGTAGAAATAATTATGATGATGATTTTAAGTCAGGGTTGGAAGATGGAAGAGTAGATCTTCAGTCTGGACAAAGTGCTTACATGAGTGCTCTAGATATAGTTCCTCAACTATTTGCAACTATATTAGGTGAAGCAGATAGTCGTTTTGGAGTAGAATCTCAACAAGCTAAGTACGCATCAATTACTAGTCAAACAGATAGAAGAAATATAGCTACTAGTTATATGTCCAAGATGCTTACTGGTTATGGTGATACTATGAACACTGAAACTGGTGCTAAAGTAAGCTCTATGCAAAACTTCATATCTAATATCAGTGTAAGTAGAACAGAAGATGGTAAAGAAGCCTTTAACTTAGAGACAGAAAAGTTAATAGGTGATATTAGTGTGTCTCTATTTGGTCAGAAGAAACTGGGTAGTTCAGAGATAGATACTACTTTAGGATTACATAAAGCATTCTTTGGTCTAGCTGCCTCTGGTAGTCAAGAAGGTCAGGAAGGTTTAGTAGGTGCTTTAAGAAGAGTGGCTGCTAGTGGAGATTATGAAGAAAGACAAAGAATCATGGATGGTTCTGTTGCTAAGCATTTAGAAACCTTAGCTTTACTATCTCCTTCTTTAGCTTCAGACATGATGAATAGCGTCAGAGGAAATGCTGGAGAAGCATTAGAAGTTAATAGGTTTAAACAGTTTCAAGCTAGTCTATTTGATTCTTTCTTACAGGGTAGAGAGGGAAGAACTTATGGTGGACAACAGGCTGTCTACCGTACAGTAATGATGGGGTTTGCTGGTAATAGAAATGATAAAGATAGTGTTCAGTATTTATTTGGAGAACAACCACGAGATGAAAATGGGCAAGTTATTAGTTCTATAAAGAATGTAGGAATGTTTGCTCGTATTACTCCTTTAGCTTATAGACCTACTACAGATATTAATGCAGTCTTATATAGAAGTATCGCTAGTAAGTCTACTTCTATGAATAAGTATGATGATGCATTAGACTCTGTATTCTTTGCTCAAGAAGCTAGACAAATGGGTACAGCAGATAATCTTCGTGTACTGTCTTCTGTTGGTATAGGTAATATGGTACATGCCAATGCTTATTTCTCTCAAGATGGTAATGGGGAGTTTGCAAGAGATGCTGAAGGCCAAATGCTTCTTAAGGACGAGCAAATGGAAATGTTCTTTAGAAGAGATTCCCAAGGTAATATCACTAACAAAGATGCTGCTGAAATTGCAATTCAACATTATAGAGAGGGATTAAAAAATACATTCCAAGGTCAAGATACTGCTTTACAGTTTTACACTGGAGACGCTAAGAAAGTATCACAGTTGCCTCAGCGTATAAAAAATGCTTTAGGTGCTAGACCTCTTTATCAATTTGGGGTAGCTGCACAAGCTGTATCAGAAAGAAGTTTAGATGGTGAGTATTCTACTGGTGACAGTATGTCTCAGCTAACTGATAATTACCTTAAGAGAAATAGAGAAAAGCTACTTAAAGGTAGTGATGGAAAAATGGGTCTTCAAGCTCGTGGAGAAGCTCTTATGAAAGAGCTTGAGGCTAAAAGAAAAATATTAGGTGATGATCATATAGAAGTTATAAGATTAGCTAGACAAGTTACTAATATAGGTACTGTCTCTAGAAACGCTTTTGCTGATTCACATTCTTCTTTAGGAGCTGTGTTCTCTGGTAATACTAAATCTGTTATGAATCAACAACAGATGAATTTCTTAATGCGTACTAGAAAAGATATAGAAGATACTGTTGGTGACTCTGTTACTGATGAAATGAAGGAGGAATTGTTAAGAGTAGAAGTTCTTAAAGCTAGTTTAGATCTAAACTTAGGTAAGATGTTAGCTGGTAGTGATCATATGCGCTACTCTATGGCTCTTATACAGCTTGGAGGTACGTATACTGATACTTTCCTTGCTAACCCTTTATACGGCTCTGTATACACAAGTAAAGGTGCTTACAATAGACGTCTTGCTAATGAATGGCATATAGATGACCCTGACTTAGTGTTAGAAAGACCTGGGCAGTTAGAACCTGGTGAAGGAGTCTTGGCAAGAGGAATGAGAGAAGGTTATATAGAAACTCAACAACAGAGTATAAAAGGCTCAATGATTGGTGAAGGTGGTTATGAGGTTCTCCAAAAGAGAGGAGACATAATTGTTCAAGATCCTAATACTAATTCTACTGTTCTAAAGAGAAAGATTGATGGAGACTGGAAGATAGTAGGTGTTGCTGACCATAAAGGTAATATGTCTACTATAAAAAATGTTGTTGACAATACCTCATTTAGTCCAGTTGGTTCTCCTACTCTCGGTACTTCAGAAATGGCTACTTACAGACGTAGTGGAGAACAAAGTATTGACTACTTAATGGATGCTTATCATAGAGGTGGTAATTTTGATAACAACGAATATGTAGGAATGTTCCACAGATTACGTTCTGTTATGCCAGGAAGTGGTCGAAGAGTTGAAGGTACAGATAGTGGTGCATTAATTAAAGGTGTAGCTAACTTTGCAGGTCGTAATAAATTTATGACTCACATAGATGGTGAAAGACGAGAAGTAGAAATGAATACTTTCCAGCACTTAGAGCAGCAAATGTATGCTAATGAAGTTGGTGGTTCTTTAAAAGCTTACTTAGATATGAGAAAAGACGGTGTACTAGGAGCTACTGTAAACGAGGCTAGTGATTATACTAAACTCCAAGACGGTACTTATGGTTATACTCCTTTATCATCTACAGTACATGGACTATATAACTCTAATAACTTCAAGTCTTTCTTCTGGAGTCACGGTGCTACTATAATGCGCTCACTAAGAACTGGTGAAGATGGAACTAAATCTCACTTTATGTTAGATGAGTTATTTGGAGCTAAAGGTGAAGCGGATATTGCTGCAGCTAAAAAGGTAGCAGGAGCTTTACTTATTCAGTTCGGAGGTAGTTTTATAACTACAAGTGCTTCTGGTGAAGCTTTGAATATGAAAGGTTATTTTGAAGATAGAAAAAAAGGAAAAGATATATCTGGTTATAACTCTGAACCTGCAGAAGCCCGTAAATTACAACAAGCTTTAATAGAAGGCTTGGCTAAAGGTGAGTATGGAAAACATTATCAAAAGCTTACTGCTGCTCTTGCTGTACAAATAGGTATGGATGGTAGTATTGACAAAGCAATGGCTAAAGATAAGTACGGTAGATCAAGATCTGAAATTAGTTCTGATTTGTTATTTGAAAGCTTAACTTCTAAGTCAGCATTCTCTGATATATCAGTAGGTGGTCTTAGAGGTATTACTAGTACTATGCTGTCTAATGTATTAGCAGGTGATGGTTCTCAATCTAATGAATTACTACATGCAGTTAGAAGCTTGGTAGACCCTACTGCTAAAAATGCAGCAGCTTATGGATCTATTAACTTTGATAGTCAAATGGATAGACAGGCGACTATCATTACTACTGCTGTTGACTTTATGCATCAATTATCAGCTAGTGGTTCTAGTATGAGAGTACCTGGAGATATAGACATATCTAACCCAGATTACAGAGCTGTAATGTTAAATGTATTAGGAGCTCCTACTGATATAGATGATGAAAATAGAGAAATGCTAATGCAGATGATTGAAGGTCTCTCTACTCAGATAACTGCTGTTTCTATCTTTAGTGATATTACATTCTCTTATAGTAAGGATCCAACTGGTACTCAATCTGTAGCTAGACATGAAGGGCAGCATTTAATAACTCCTTATCTAGGTGATATTAAACAATATAAAGAGACAGGTCAGTTAGGTAAGATTAAACATACTGTTGCTAGCTTAGCTGCTATGACTTCTAATATGAAGTCTGGTTTAACTATGTATGGAACTCAAAACGCTAATCAATTTGGTTCAAGAAAAGCCCGCAACTTAGTAGAAGCAGAATCTAATTACTTATTTAGTTCTTTTGAGAAGAGAAAGTTCTTAGGTTTTTACCAAGGTGGAACAACAGGGGTTTATACCCAGGATTTTGTTGATATGTACACAAATATTAACAAAGATATAACTGAGGGTGCTTATGAGTGGAAAGCTAACTCTATTACAGATGATGGTCGTACTAAGGTTGAAAACTTTGTAAAGGCTAAGTATGGGTACTTAACTTCTACTGATAGAGAAAGACATGTACAAAGAATCATTGAAAAAGGTGGTCGTGAGTTTGCTATGCAACAACTAGATGATGTTGAAAGAGGACTTATGGCTATGAATGATTCTCATCAACAAAATGCTAGTAAAGTAATAGGTAAAACTAATACAAAAGAATACTTAGCTAATATGAGTAATGAAAGTATGTATATTACATTACCTGGTATTTCTTTTGATCAACAGTATGGTCAGGTAGTTGCACATATAGATAAATCTAAAGGCATGTCTACTATTATTCCTAGTGCTCAGATAATGAGAAACTTAGGTGCACAGCATGCTGACTTTGTAGATCCCGTAGTACAAAACTATAAAGCTTTAACTGCAATCTTTACTCCAGGTAATATAGCTAACGTAGCCTTTGAAAAAGTAAGAGCAGGAGCTCAAACAGGTATAAGTATTGTTCTTACTACAGATGAGACTAAAGCTTTACAATCTGTAATGGAGGCAGCAGCTACTATGGAAGTAGAAATTGAGAAAGCAGTAGCTGGTGCTCGTATGCAAGAGGCCAACGCTGGTAAAGTTAAATATCAAGGTTTTACAAGTACAGGTATTGGTAGCAACTTAATGCCATTTGGTTCTGCTGCTATGGCTGTATCAAAACAACAGGAGTTAGGATTAGAAGTTTATGAAGAGCGTACTGCACTTCTAAAAGAAACAACTCAGAATATGAGGTCAATGAGAAGCAGTCGCAAGTATGCCGGCAGTGCTGTTGAAAGAGTCTATATAGAAATGGGTTCAGGTTTATACAATAGCTTCTCATCTTTAAGTAAAGCAGTAGAAACTAATAGTAATAGTAAGCATCTTAAAGAAGTTAAAGATACTATTTATCAGTTACATGACTTAAGAAAGTTAGGTTACGTAGCGGGTGCTTCTGGTATGAGTAAAGATGTACAACGTGATAATGTATTTACTACAGTTACAACTTTACAAAGAGCTTATGATCAATTAGAAAGTCTTGTTAGTTTACCTGAGATGGCAGCTAATAAAGAAGACATTAGAAATATGCAGAAATACTTAGTAGATAGTTCTGCAGAACTAAGACAGTATGCTGATGCAGAACTAGATATCTCTAAGAATACTCCTGATTTTTGGGCTAGAAATGATGTTAAATCTAATCTAACTTTAAGTGCTCTTGTAGAAAGGGGAGCTATAACAGAAGATCAAGAGTCTCAACTTCTTAATAAGGTTAAAGGTAAAACTCGTAGAGTACAGAGTGTTGTACATGATGGTGAAAGAACTTCTACTATAAGAGAAGTAGAGGCACAAATACATAAGCTTAATTACAGAGTTGAGGCTTTTGATGTCTTTGAATATCAGGAAGAACAAACTAGAAGAGAATTCTTTTATGAAGAAGATGATACTACTAAGGCTACTAGAAAACCAGGTGAGACAGCTAAGATAAAAAGTATTATCACAGATGATATTGTTGAAGATACTACTAAGGCTTATATAGCTACTGTAGGTCGAGAAAGAGAAATTAATAGAACTGTAATAAAAACTAATACAATATCTGAAGCTACTGAGTATTCTGATACATATAAAGTAGTCACTAGAGAAGTAGCTATGGAAGTAGATGGTTCTCAAATGGCTCAAACTGTATATGATAATCGTCGCACTAGAGATAAAACAGAGTTTTTAAATGGTGAAGTTATTAGAGATGATGATTTAACCGATGTTAGAAAGATTCGTCAGTTCTACAGAAGACAAGCTTCTGCTCTTAGAGAAGGTATTGATGCTGCACATAGAGATGAGTTTAAACAGATAAAGAGACAATCTCTTAATATTACTGAGAGAGTAGTTGCTTATGAAAGTGCTAAAGGACTGTCTCAAGATGATAGACGTAAAGGTTATGATACTTTAAAAAGCTCTATACTAAAACTTAGAAACGAAGCAGCAGAGAGAATAAACTACTTTGATAAAGAAGGTATAAAGAACAGATTAGATCCTGCTAATGCATTTATATATCATGCTACTGTAATGAACTACGATGCTATGTTGGCTCGTATTGAGCTATCTAGTATTAATCCTGCTAGACAACATTTAAGTAGTGAGCAAGTAGGATATCTTAATAGAAAAGTTGCTCGCTTTAAGGAAGTAGGAATGATAATGAATGATGGAACTATCTTTGAAGGTCTTGGTAAAACAAGTACTCAGTTAGCTGAACATACATTATTTACAGGTAAGACTAAAGCTGCTGGTACTTCAGATTATGAAGATCCTACAAAGAGTGTTGTTAATGCTATTAAAGAAATAGGGGAAGCATTTAATAAGTCTGGTTCTTCAGGTAGTCGAGATGCAGTCCAGAAGAAGTTTGCGGAAAAGCAAATTAACGAAACTATTCAAATGTATAAGAATAGAATGGAGGATATGAAAAAGTTCTCTATGACTAGAGAGTCTCAATCTAAACTCAAGAACAAAGATGGCACTACTCAAGTCAAAACAGATTCAGAGCAAGAGTCTCGTATTACAGCAGCTCATAGTGAATATGAAACAAGAACTAAAACTATTATTCAAAGGCTAGAAAGTCTTAAATTGGATCTTAATGAAAAGCATATGAATATAGGAGATTACGAAGATCTCTTTAGTTATGTTCGTATGGAGATGGAAGATTTAGATAGAAGTAATTTAGAGCTTGCAGAGGTATTTCGTTCTCCTACTCCAGGTGGTACAGATCCTCGTTTACATACTTATAGATTGATGGAAGGAGTTCACGCTTTAAATAGGGTGGCTCAACTTTCTGGTGAGATACAAGTAGGTCAAACAGGTATAGAAACTACAAAGATGACTAGCGATATTTCTAGAGGTCAAACAGGGTCTTGGATGGCTTCTCTAGGTATTGTTACCTTTGGTGGTGGTGACTGGGATGGTGACCCTTATACCACTGTTATGAATCGAGCATCTGATTACCAAAAGTATATGAGTGAAGCTAGATTAGAAGTTGATAAACAAACCGCTTTATCTAATTCATATAGTAAACAAATTGCAGAGGGGGCTTCTAATGAAGACGAAGGTAAGACTCTTCAACAAGAGTATGCTAAGTCTAGAAGAAAGAAAGTGCAAGCAGAAGCTAAGTTTAAATATGCTCAACAAAAACTACAAGAACAGTCTGCAGCTGGTAGTAGACTTTTGACAGAAAGAATGCGTAAGCAAGTTGCTGGTTATCTTGGAATGGATGAAAGATTCTTTGTTGAACAAGGAGAACAGTTAAGAGATGCTATTACTGGTGAAGAAAGATTTGATGATCAAGATAAAGCTATAACTGGCTTTGGTGGTCGTACTATGGGTGCTGATGAACTTAATGCTCTAATGGGCCAAGGTACTGATATTATAGAAGGCTTATACGGTCAAGCAGGAAAAATGATGGCTGTAAATACTGCTATGGATGCCTTACTAGGATACCAAGGCACTGATCCTGCTGAAGGAATAGAGTTCTTACACAAACTTAAGTTAGATCCTAATACTAATACTGCTAAAGGAGAGACTGCCCAACCTAATGTTGCTTTAGTTAGAGAGCAAATATCTAAGAGATTAGAAATATTAGAGGCAGAAGTATCTAGTGGATCTGAAAAACAGGGCCAAGTAGATTTTCTAAGAGCATTACAAGCAGAAGGAGAAGACTCTGTTACTCTTAAAGCTTACGCTGGAACACTATCTAACTTTGCTAACGATCAAGATAACATGCTTAGATATGTAGACATGCTTAAGAATGTTGCTTCTGATGATGAGAAACGTAAAGCAGGTCAAAGAGCTTTCTTAGGTCAATGGATTGGTGGAGAAATATTTAATAAAACTCAAGAAGCTGATACTTTATCTAAGTTTACTAGTCAAGCCGTGGGTATGGATATGACTGAGCCAGTGTTTGATATTGTACTTAAAACGTTGGGTAAAGCTGGTGGGGAAATCCTAGGTAAAACTTATAACACTATTATTGGTAGTACATTTCAAGATGCTCCTACTATTAGTAGTGGTAGAGCAATGATGGACACTGATAGTGAACTACATCAAGCAGTAAGAAAACATTATTTCCAAGATGAAGATTCTTTTGATATAAGTAGATTATCTGAAGATCGTAGAAATGAAGTTGTAGATTATGCTAATAAAACTGGTGTGACTCAAGCTCAAGCAGCAAAAGAAATATATGCTGAACAGTTTAATCAATATCAAGAAACCACTAGACAAGCTGTTAGTAATGCTGAAGGTACCCAAAGCTTTATGAAGAATATCCACCAGTTATTAAGAGATAGCATCAAATTAAAAACTGATGGAGATATGATGAGCTCTCTACAGGAAAACTCAAAAGTATATAACGAGAAGTCTTCTCAGATTGCTGCTTTTGAATCTGGGGATATAGCTGACTTAAGTAAAAAAGATAGAGCTGAGTATGAAGATCTTAAACGTCAAAGAGATAGCGTTATTGATGGTATGGCTTCTCAACTAGGTCCAGGACCTGGTCTTAAGTCTCTTATGGATATGGATTATTTAATTAATCAATCTACTAACAAAGGCATGAACTTAATGGATTATGAATCTAGATTCCTGGGAGGAAAAGAGGTTGGTAATAGTTATGAGTTTAGACAGATTAATGCTAAGTTAGCTGCTAGAGATCCTAACTATAAATCTATTGGTAGTCGTGATGATATATCGGCTGATAGTCATTCTCTAATGGCAGTGGCTAGATATCAAACTGCTAGAAACGTAGCTTCAATGGTTACTTCATATCATATGGATAACTCTAATAAACAAAGTTCTGAAATTATGACTAGTTTTGCTGCTTCTCAAAAACTAAAACTTGCTAGTCAGAACAAACAGATTCACAAAGTTTCTAAAGTTGCTTTAGTTAACAGATTTGAGAATGGGCAACCTATGTCTGAAGATCATGAGATGTTAGAGTATTTAAATAAAAAATACTTGTCTAATCTTAATATAGAAGGGGATAAATTTGATATTCACTTAGATCAGAAATCAGCCTTAGCTCAGCATTTGAAGCTAGATTTAGATAGTGCTTATGATGACAAAGGAGTATTAACTTCTGAGTATCAAAAAGAATTGACTGACGTTGCAAGAAAGCAAGGAGTAAGTGTTGAAACCTACTTACTACAGTTTGATTCTGTATACGAAACTACAAGACAACAAATTGATCCTTTGTTTGGTAAAGATGGAGAAAGAATGGAAAACTTTACTCTTACTGAACTTATGAGGAAGAATGTAGCTAATGCACAAGAGACTGGTAATATGCCAGGAGAAGAAGGGTCTCATAATATTAGAGACATGGCTGGTTCTGAGTTAATGACTACAATGGCTCAACTTGCTTCTCAGCAGAAGTTAGGTGCACAAGGTATGGGAATCTTTAGTGCAATGTACAGAGGTGTTCTTAGTGAGCTTGTTAATGCTAATAAAGAAGTTCTTAGCGTAGACGGTAAAGATTTTACTACTGCTGATAAAGTAGAACAAGACTATATTCTTAAAAAAGTAGTTTATAAAAACTTAGTTGGTACAGAAGATAAAGGTCAACTATGGAGTAGGGCTACTTCTGATGAGACTAAAGATTGGAAAGGGTTTAATGCTCGTATGATAGACGAGGCTGATGAAAGATTTGTTTATCAAGAAGCTGATGAGTCTCTTACAGTAGTTAAGGATTCTAGTGAGTACAAAGGTAGTGGTAAATTAATAAGAGTAGAGAATGATATATTAGATGCTTTTGTAGAAATGAATGAACGAAGTCTTACTGGTCAACAAGCTGCTAGTGCTGAGATGATGGGTAGAGAAGCTTTATATGAGTATGCATTTAATAACGATGAGGAAGTAGATAAAATTCTTAGAGACTTTTTACCTGGTGATGAACAAATCACTATGGAAGGTAAAAAGATGGTTAAGGACAATATTCAGTATCAGGCTGCTCGTAGAAATCAACAGGTCATCAGACAACAAAAGATGGCAAGAGAGATGTATATGGACATGAGTGATGTTACTAAGAAAGGATCTGTACTAAATAAAGTAGGAGATGCAGGTCTTAGAGCTATGTCTAAAAACAAGGTTTCTACTGGACTAGATGTTTTAGTTCCTATTCTTTTAACTGGTGTTGGTGGAATGATATCAGAAGGTAATGTTGATGATAACCAGCTTCAAGCTTTAGGTGGAGCTACTGTAACAGCTTTTCAATACGCTAGAGCAGGTTCAATTGATGATCCTAATCCCAATGCTTATAAGAGAAAAGTATCAGGTGCTAAAGCTCTAACAGGAGTATTCAAATTTAAAAATGCTTTAGCTAGGCATGGTGATGATAATATAGGCATGGCTGTGGCGGAGATGGCTGTTCAAGAAGTAGTATCTACTAGTTTTAATGCTGTAGCTACTCCTTGGATTAATCAGAAAATAGAAAGAAATGTTTTGGGTATGAAAGCTCATCCATCTTTAAGTGCTATGGGCATGGAGAAATACGCTGCAGGTAAACAGCTTGCTGGTAATATAGGGGCCTCTATTATATCTGCTGTTAGTTCTACTTTAATTAGTGGAGTGTTTATGAAAACGGCAGCTAGAATGCAAAACGGAGGAGTTAAGAATATACTAGACTCTTTTGCTCCTGTAGCTAACTTAAGTGCTAGTGTAGCAGAGAGAATATCTCGTCAAAGAAATCAACAAGCAGCTTATGAAGAGATTGCTGCTGAGACTGACGGTACTAATAGTGAAATAAGTGATTACTGGGTTATGACTGATTCTACTTACAATCCAGATAACTTTGCTCATCTAGCTGACTTACAAGAAGCTCAAGACGTAGAACCCAGTATGGATGGGACAATTTATACTGATGTGTTAGCTTAAGTTGTCAATTAACTTCTTTACTAACTTTAGTCCAGTGAGTTGTGCAGTTTGAGCAATTACTACAGAGTTGGCTGGTAACATATTACTTGCTAACTCTATTAACTTACCTTCTGGATTATATATACTAATTCTTAACTCTATAGGAATACCATTTAGATCTGGTGGTATTTCTAATTTATCTGAATCAAATGTTAAAGGTTCGTCAGCGGGTGTCATTGAAGCATATAGAATAGCAGGCAATGCTGTTATGTTATATACGAGCATGTATTTTGAAATATTATTCATCGCAGTTTAATGTAGTTGTAAATTCACAGATTCCTTCTTGTATTAATAAATAACTGATTGCAGCTGCAATTTCTTGCACTTCAACAAAGTCATCGTATATAAACTTTATCACAAAGTAGTATTCGGTATCTTCCATTATAAACATGTCTGTATTAGGAAAATCATCTAGGATTAGAGATACAATTCCTCTTAGGGATACACCACTACCTTCTTGTACAGTTATGAATGCTGGTTTTTTTATCATAGTCTTTCTAGGACTGGATCAATTAAGTCCTTTATTTTCTTTAGTTCGTTAATATATAAAAAGTTAATTCCTTTCTTTATCCTTTTTGCTAAATTATGTCTAAACTGTTTTAGCACTTCTAAGTTATCTCCTTCATAATTATCTAATAAGTACATTAAGTACTCACTTTGATTTAGTTTTTTATCTTTCATACCGTCGATATATTTAAGTTTATATCCAATTGGTAATCTTACTACAACTCGACCATCTTTAGTTACTAGTTGTTTATTCAAAGTAATTCTCCTCCTGTTGCTCCTACTCTAGAACCATAAGCTTCTATAGTATCTACATTATTATCATTCCAGAAGTTATCTGGAAAATCCATTCTACTAGGTGGTTTAAATCTAGTTAATGTAATTGTATCATTTGTGTGAGGATTTTCAAGTGTAGCAGGAGGGTGTTCTCTTAATAAAGGTTCTTGATCTCTTGATACAGGTACAAATGATCTGTAAAATTCAACACCATAAAAATCTATCTTTCCTTCTTTAGGAGTAGTGCTTGTTGGAGAAAGATATTCTACTAAAATATATCTTTGTCTTAGTCTAATAGGATCTGACACACTACCTGTACCTACTGAACTTATACCTCTAGAAGATGTAACTGATGCTAAAGCTTCTGTTAAAGTTACTTTAGTTCCTGAACCATAGTTAACGCTATCTAAAGAAGTCTTTAATAAAGCTCCTATATCTAAATTAGGATCTTGTTCTAGCAACGTAGGATTTACATCAAATATATAAACATTATCTGGAGTATCTCCACTTACTACAGCCCCTAAAAAACCACCTGCATCAAATACTTTATAGTAAGGAATAGATACAGATTTATACTGTCTACAAGTAGGGGGATTCAAAGGAATTAGGCTAGGAATTGTTATCCAGCTACTATCACCTGTTTTATCATTAGTAGCTGAGGTACCTCCAAATAGAGGGCATGGGGAAGTTCCTGGAGCTCCTGTAGAAACTCCAGTAGTTTCTGTACGAGGTCTTAACCACTCTATAGTTTCCCCAATTTGGTGTTTATATATAATATCCATTTGAAATCTATGATCAGCTTCTTCCCATATCAAGAAGTTTTTAAATTCAGGAGTATCCTCAGAATAGAATTCATGTTCTGTAAATTTATGTACGACTCTCCAATAGTATCTACCCCCAAAAGAATCATCATTAAAACCAGCATCATTAAAGTCAAAATCGCACGCTACGTCATCAAATATTAATTCAGCATACTTTCTGCTGAGTATGTTTAAGTCTTGATCAGCTTCTTGTTCTCCATGTACCCAAGTTTTGAGAGTGCCTAACTCTGAGTACTCTCTATTAATAGTAGCTAAAGTTCTAGCTCCTATTTGTAACTCTTGATTATCTATATCAAAGTTACTATCATCAAATTTATCAAATAAAGGAAACATTAAAATATAAAGGTATCTGTACTACTTCTTGTTATTACACCGCATACTACTGGATCAATTAATCTAACAGTGGGCAAGTTATTAGTAAATCTTTTAAAAGATCCTCCTATAGCAATACCTGGTAAAGAAGGGTCTGACATTCTTACTTGGGGTCTATTATTTGTAAAAGTATCCATACTGCCTTTAAAGAAAGGACCTGGTGTAGGAGGTGGTGGCGGTGGACATGTGTAAGCTACAAAATCTCCTACTCTAGTTGCCATTACCATTAAACTAACTCCTTTGCTTTACAAGCTACATTAGCATGGGTCGCCATATTCTTTCTTGTTACATAATCTTCAAAATGTTCTTTCCCTTTTTCTCTTTCATGAACCATTTCATCAATGAAAGTTTGATCACAACCATCTAAAAATAATATTCTATGATGAATAGTATGTCTCTTTGAGTTAACTATAATGTCTCCTTTCTTTGTCATAGCAATTTTGCTACCAGCGAAAGAGATTATCAAGTCACCGCTTTTAGTAAAATTGAACATCTTGTACAGCCGAATTATCTTTAGTATAAAATTACGCATAAGCTCTTTATTAATCTTAATTACATTATATACAATTATAACTATGGCTGTAGATTTTTCACAAGATATAAAAACCACTGAACGTCAAATGAACCGTTATGTTAATAATGGTCAAAAGGTCCCTAGAGATGTTCTCTCTCACTATACTAATTTACTATCAGGCACTATTGACTCTGAAACTGTAGAAAAGGGTAAATCAGATAATTATCCTGAAGGAGATATATCTAGTACTTTTACTTCAGTAAGTGATACAGATTCTGTTATTCTTACACAGGATACTAACAGAGATTATATTATGATTCAGAACCTAGAATCAGAAGCAATCTACATTAACTTTGGTGCTCCTTCTGCTGTAAACGGTGGGTTAAAACTTAGTTCAGATGCTAGTTGGAGTTCTGAAATTCCTCAATTTGCACAAGCAGAAATCCACGCAATAACTGCTACAGGTAGTTCTAATATAGCTATTTATAGCATAGGAGCTTAATCTCAAATAAAAAATAATGGCTAAAAAGAAAGGTCTCTATGCCAATATTCATAGAAAACGCAAACGCATAAAAAAAGGAAGTGGTGAGACCATGCGTAAAAAAGGATCTAAAAAAGCACCTACTAAAAAACAATTTAAAAAAGCTTATAGAACAGCAAAGAAGAAAAAATGAACAAGGCTACTATTACTAGACTTTGCTCTATGCTTTTAATATTGTCTGTTATTGCTTGGGTAATTACTTATATGGAAGTAGACTCAAATAAAGAATCCAGTATTAAAATTGCTTACTTTATGATTTGACATTAACTATACTATATAAAAGTATAAAACTAACTATATATTTGTTATGAAAAAGAAAATGGCTTCTAAAAAGAAAGCTGCTCCGTCAAGTAAAAAAACCGATATGAAGAAGATGTCTCCTAAAGACAGATTCAAAATGATGATGGAAGCTAAAAAGAAGAAATCAGGAAGTAAACAAAAAGCTTCTGTTACTGCTAAGAAATCTAAGAAGGCTTCTAGTAAAAAAACAAAGCTTAGCTACGGATCAAAAAAGAAAGGACAGAAAATGTCTATCACTGCTAAAAAACCTAAGACTGTTAAGCACAAAAAGAAAGGACGCGTATAAGTGAATCCTATACTTAAACATCATCTAATTAGAGTAGGAGCTTTATTATCTATCTGCATACTAGTTAGTACTATAGGAACTTATTGTCACAACCATAACTGTTTACTCAATTCACCAAATTACTGTAACTAAAACAATGTACTTAAATATTAGCCTTGGTTCTGTACTAGTTATTTTATTACTAATAGTACTTTTGTAAAAGTTTAAAGGCGGTTAATAACCGCCTTTAATATTATATAAATAAGAAAAATGAAAGATCCTGCAAAGTATACTACTCCAGGTACAAATAAAAAGAGTAATGATTCTGTTTTTGGCCTAGCTACAAGCTGTTTATTAATAGTACTATTACTAGGTACTCTTTTGTTTGCTGTATTTGGAGATGACCATCCTTATAAAAATATTAAGCAAATTGAAAATACTGAGAATACAAAATGATCACTAACTACTTAAAGACTATATGTAGAGAATTAAAATGTGATAGAGCTGTAATAGCAAAAATCCATGGAGTAAAAGATTCAAAAGGCGCGCTATCTTTAGACAGTGCCTTCTCTATTATATTTGAGCATTGTGAAGACATATTTAGTATTAAACCTATAGTACAAAATGTTCCTACTTCTGTTATAGCAACTGAATTTGGAGATGATTTAGATTCAATTGTTGTAGGTGATTCAAACTTAGAGAATAAACTTAAATGTACGAGTCATTTAAAAAGAATTGGTATACAAGTTATTGTTAATCAATTACTAATACAAGAAAACTATGTATGGGGAATCTTATCTTTTCAATTTAAGACTTGTCCTTCTTTTATAAAAGAGGGGGTCTTAGATCCTAACTTTTACACATTGCTTAAAAACTATAAACAATGTATTCTAACTGACAAATCAAATTAATAATGAAACTAAATAAAGCATTTATTGCATCACAACTAATTACAGGTGCTACTGTATTGTTTTATGTTCTTTTATTTAGACACCTTGGCAATATATACACTGCACTAAATTCAAATGAACTAGGAGCTCTTGAAAACTTAACAGAAGAAAAAGCGGAATTAATACAAAAAAGAATAAGTGAAACTCTAGATAAAGATTCTATAGAAAGATCTTTATATAGATATTTTGTTTTCTTTTACTTAGATAACTATACAGAAAGAGAAGTATTTATATCTAAATCTGATGTAGCATTATCTAATCCTAATCAACCGACTGACAATGATCCATTTTATGTTGATATGTTAACTTATCATACTAACAACATTTGCTTTCTAAAGAACACTACTGATATATCTAAATCCTCAGTAGTATACAAAAACTTAGAATCTAATAACGAAATAAGTCCTGACATATTTTACTTAAGCTGCCCTATATTTGTTAACGATACTCTAGTTGGATATATAGGTGGGTTAAATAATAAGAAGGATGGGTCAATCTCTGTTGAAACAGCAGCAGTAAGAAATGCCGCTGCCTTTGTAACAAACATATTGGAAACTAAGAAAAATGCAGGACGACTACAATCTTTTTAAAGAAATAAATGAACTTAAAAGTAAATTAACAGTAATAGACTTTTTTATTACTAACTTCAAAGAACAAGACGTATTAACTGGTGAGAATGTTACTAAGCTCAGAGATAGGGTTCAGCAACTAGAAAACAAACTTTACAATGATGTAAGGGATATAGAAAGAAAGATTGACGAGAAAATAACTAAGTTAGAAAATAAGTTAGAGTCTATGGAAAACTCTATGGACCCACTTATTCATAACAGTTTCTTGATCTTTACTAAAACTATGGATCTTAAAAAGTGGATCACAATTGCAGGTATAGTTGTATCAGTTCTTACTTCAGTTGGTGTACTTGATAATGTCATCACTGATAATATATCTAATGACGGCGAGTTAAATGATAGAATAGAAAAACTATTAGAACTATCAGAATAGATCAATATATAACGTTGCCTTCATCATCATAAAATTTATAGACATTTTCTAATGTAATTAAGTCTGATGCAAAGAGTATCTCTTTTGTATTAGGCTTTCTTTTTGTAGTTATAATATCTGATAAAGCTACACTTTGTTTATTTAGCTCTTGTGAAACAATTCCATATATTTCTTTTCTTTTTAAGAGATCTAAAGTTTCTTCTGTAAAATCTAAAGCCACTATTTTTACCTTACCTTTATATCCTAATTCTGTGACAGCTTTTGATGCACCTATTGCTGTTTCTCCTGAAGGAACAATAATGTATTCAACAGGGCCTTCTCTTAACAACTGTACTCTTACTTGTAAATAAGTTTGTTCATTATTCCATACAGTAAATAACGTTTCTCTAGTTTTTACTCCTGCTTTCTCAAATAATTGCCTTGCACTATTTATACGAGGATATCCATTATCTAACTTATCATGCGGAGCTACTATTCTTACTGTCTCTACATACAAAGCTTCTTGATTAGGTTCTATATACTTCTTTAACCCTTCATAAGCACTTTTACCTAACTTGACATTATCAGGACCTATATATACATTATTAGCTATAGCTACTCTAGTACCTATGATATATATAGGTATGGACTCAGATTTTATTATAGATTCAAAAGAATTAGCAGCGATACCTGAATCTATACCAGCGTATACTACAGCGATAGGTTTTAACTTTGCTATAGATAAAGCTATATCAGTAAACTTAGCAGTACATCTAACTTCTGTTCTAGCTAAACATGTAGTATTTAACACCACAAAAGTTATATCTCTTTTGCCTAACTCTGTATTTAATTTACCAAATAAAGTCTCGTCTATAAATCTAGCAAACTGATTTGAACTGTTAAATTTAGGCCCACTAGTAAATACTACTACAATATCTTCTCCTCTTGACTCTATTATCTTTGTACTCTCTTGAAGAGTTATTATATTATTTGGCAAGTTTATAGTTTTACTAACTTTATTTGTATACAAATAAATTGATATTATCAAGCTTGCTATTAATACTGTTTCAGTACCTTTCATCTTACACCTATCTTAAATAAATTATTACCTTTAAATCCTTACTTTTTTAGTGTATAAACTATTATATGTAAGTGGTAGTCATAGATACTCGCGGATTTTTTAACTATGTATTTCAAAGTTTTATAAGTAATTACTATTCACAATTGATTATAATAAATTTAATACTATATAAATAAAATATGTCTAAATATATATTTGTTACAGGAGGGGTTGTTTCAGGAATAGGTAAGGGTATTATAGCTGCTAGCGTAGGTAATATCCTTACTAATTTAGGGTACTCAGTTTCTATTATGAAATGTGATCCATATCTTAATATGGACCCTGGTACTATGAATCCTAAACAACATGGGGAAGTCTTTGTTACTGATGATGGTGGAGAGACAGACTTAGATTTAGGTCATTATGAAAGATTTATTAATACTCCTGTTTCAAAAATTAATAATATTACCACTGGTCAAGCTTATAACTCTGTTATGCTGCGTGAAAGAGATGGTTATTATAAAGGAAGTACTGTTCAAATTATTCCTCATATAACTGATGAAATTAAGAGGCGGATTTATTCTTGTGCTGACCAATCTAACTGCGATTACTTAATTGTAGAAGTAGGTGGTACTATAGGTGATTTAGAATCCCAACCCTTTATGGAATCTCTTCACCAAATACAAGTAGAGCAAGATGAAAATGATACTTGCTATATTCATGTTAGTTATATTCCTTATCTTGATAATACTGGTGAACTAAAAACTAAACCTACTCAACACTCTTGTAAAGAACTTCGTAGTCTAGGTATTAATCCTGATATCTTAGTTGCTCGTTCAAAAGATTGTCTTGATAATGAGGTTATTCGTAAACTATCTAAGTACTGCTACTTTCAAGAAGATTATGTCATACCTTGTCCTAATGCAGACTCTTTATATAGAATTCCTTACTATCTTATTAATAATGGTTTATTAAATGCTTTAAAAGATAAGCTCTCTATTACTAGAACTAATTATGACGATTCTTTTAACTCTAAATCTCACGAGTTCTCTTATATAAATAATAATAGAGATAACTATCCCGTTTTACGCATTGCTATTGTAGGTAAATACGCTTCTTTAGAAGATTCTTATCTATCTATCAAAGAATCTCTTTTACACGCTTCAGTGCCTACTGAGTGTGTCTTAGACATTGTGTTTGTAGATACTACTAGTGAGTACTTTGACTGTGATGTTAAAAGCTATGACGCAATAGTTATACCAGGTGGTTTTGGTGAATCTGGCACTGCAGGTATTTTAGAATTATTAGAACAAGCATTTTATGAAAAGGTACCTGTTTTAGGTATTTGCTATGGTATGCAATTAATGTGTATTTTCTTAGCAGAACAATTATTAGGTTTACAAGATTGTTCTTCTACAGAAATTAACCCTTGTTGTCAAAATCCTATTATTGATATACTGCCTGAAAAGAAAGATTTACCTATTGGTGGTACATTACGTTTAGGTTCTTACCCTACTATACTTAGAGAAGATACTCTATTAAAAAGAATATACGGAAGTTCTCTTATATACGAAAGGCATCGTCATAGGTATGAGTTTAATAATAGTTATAGAGGACTATTTAGTAAAAGCGATAAAGTATTTATTAGTGGTTTATCTCCTGATAATAAACTTGTAGAAAGTATAGAAGTGGATTACTTTACCCATCCTTTCTTTATAGGTGTTCAATATCACCCAGAGTTTAAATCTACGTTACTTAACCCTCATCCTTTATTTATTAGTTTATTACAACATACTTTAAATCAAATATGAATACATTGCTCTCAATAGTTACTTTTCCTATCTTTTTTGCATTATGGTTATATTGCAAATGTGTAGACTATATTTTAATACCTGGCCACATGTTGTTATTAATACAAATAGTTAGATTTAAACCTCCAATGAAATTAGTACTATGGTTAGGTTATCCTTCTATGTATCTTTATAACTCTCAAATAATTACTTACGGGATTTTGTTAGGTAATAAAGATTTATGGGAACCCTGGATTTTATTACTAGGCGATTTGTTCTAATAGAAATGTAAAAATTATTCTACGTATATTTTAAGGTCACTTCGGTGGCCTTTTTGTTTTGTATATTAATACACTATTTTTACAATATTTAAACTAGGCTCTAATTTAGATATCCAGTATTGCTCTCGTTCTTTTATATTGTCTGTAATTTCTAAAATACCAAACTTGAAGTTAGTTTCTCCGTCACATTCTTGCCAAAATTTTCTTAGGTATTTAGAAATTTTATTTTTGTTATTTTTACATTGTTTTCTTATCTCTTTCCATCTTTCTCTAAAACTACGAGATGTACTACCTATATAATAATTATTATTTGATTCACATTTTATTATATATACTCCTGTATTTTCTAAGTCTTCTATTTCTTTATTAATTTGTAATTCTTTTACGGAATAGTATTTAATATCTAAATTGTAATTTTTTATTATTAAAGAAGTATCTACAGTTTCTAAATTTCTATTAAAACAATTAGTTTTATTATATGCTTGTGTTATTTTGTTCGCCCATCTAATATTACCAGGTTCATAATCTCCTTTTGGATTTATTCTATCTAAAGATAAATTTGCATCTTTTTCACCTAAATTTTTTTCTACGTATTTTTTGAATTTATTAAAATCATTTTTCCATTCACTATATATACCTATTCCTTTTGCTCCGTAATTATTATAAGAATTATTGTTAATGTTATAACACCTTTGTTTTATCCCGCTCCAAGTTTGATATAACCAATGTCTTGGTTTTCTTCCTCCTGTATAAGGTCTGCCCCCTTTTCCATTGTCTCCACTTTTATGTGTCTCTATTTTTTGTTCTTGTAATACTAACGTTATTGTTCTTGTAGAAGTCTTTAATATTGACGCTATTTTCTTTTTACCTAAACCTTCTTTATATAGTTTTACAATCTCGTCTTGTTTTTCTTTGCTTATTTGCTTTTTCGGCATTATCTTATATTTGTAGTCATTTTTTATATTATAACACCCTGTTTAAGGATTTCCAAAAAGAGCCTAAAAATATATCACGGAGGTAAATAAGGCTGTTATGTAGGTAGTTAGGACCCCCCTGGCACCCCGCGATTTGCAAAATTACAAAATAAAATTAGGATTACTATGAATAATCATTACCAATTAATGAACGAAGCAAGAAACGTCAACAAAGGATCTCGCACTGCATCCATCCCATCAAAGAGATACAACAGATCACGTGTTCAAGCTAAGAGATACAATACATCAGCAAGTGTCTCAACTACTAGTTGGGATCAAGCTGTTGATGTAGAGACATCATATGAGGACATGGAAGCTTCCTTCTGGTCTTAACTACACAGTTGTATGTAGTACTACAACTATAAATAAGAGTACTACACATCATCACACATATATACACACATAGGAGACTACTGACATGACTACTAACATCAACACTTCACTTCTTTCTTCTGACACTATTACTCTTATCAATGAATGGCATGCTTCTTCTCCCGATCTAGATCCTGTTACTACTGAGATTGCTATGGTGCATGATGCTATTCATGCATGGTGTGGTCTCTCTACTACACTAGCTGATGAAGAGGTAGTATCTAACATAGCTAATATGTTAGCTGGACTAGATACTTCAGCATACTTAACTGAGAGATGTGCTTTTATTATCTCTCTTCTACCTGCTGACACACTAGTAGAACTATCCATTGCTTGCTCTCACTACTACGCTTAATTACATACACACACATATATACATAGGAGACTACTGACATGACTAACACACTTTATTCTTTCGTTGATCAAGGCATCACATCTACTCACACACAAGCACGCTTCGACCGTGCACGCAACAGCAAACTAGTACTATCAGGTAACCGTGTTATCAAGAGAGCTAAGGTAGGTCAGACTGAGCGTGAACTAGAGATGTTAACTACTGCACGTGAGTGTGGTGTTAGTGTACCTCATGCTACACAGATTGATGACAACACACTCAGCCTACAGTTCCTTCCACATGGAGAGACACTATGGGACTACTACCAGCACGGTAGAGTAACTACTGAACTACTAGCTGCTGTCAAGGCTGCACTACTAGTCATGTGGAAGAGTGGCATTGTACATGGTGACTTGCACTGCAACAACATCATGATCAGCAATGGTACTGTATACATCATTGACATGGCTTCCTCTTGGAATGCTAGTGTCATGGTAGATACGTTCGGTGAAGATGACTACAGTGCTGATATCAAAGAAGGTATCAAGGCTGATCAAGCAGCACTACTAACTAGCATGGCTAACTGTCGTGCACTAGTTAAGTAATAACCACACACATGTGTATCTATCCATAGACGACGGTAGATACACATACACATACACACCTATATACACATACACTACTACATATAACAATCATGACTAACACTACATTAAACATCTCCTCTGATAACACTGATATGGACTACACTGCTACAGCACAACCTAATAACACATTCTCAATAGTACAACAGTTCATAGACTGTGCTACATCTTCTCCTTTATTCAAAGCTGTTTACTTCCGTGAACTAGCTAAGTACAGAAGAAGTAATAGTTTGTTTGAAGTTAATAAACGTGAAGGGCATACTTTCACTGCTGATCAAAACTTTAATAAAGAAATGCGTGCTTCTAGTAAGTACCGTATTGCTAAAGCTAAAGGCGTTATCTTAGTTTCACAAAACTGGTAATTAACTGGACCTCTGTAAAGTGGGGTCCTTAAATAAGTACTTTACAAAAAAACACTAATAAACATTAAACACAAAAGGTAAAATTATGAACTATACACACATCGGAAACACTATTAACTTTAACTCTCTTGGAGATCTTTATGATTTTGTAAATAATTTAATGAATATTAAATTTCCCATAACTAATCCTGAAACCTTTAGTTCAAAGTTAAAAAGAAGTTATATCTACGATGCAGGAAGTTATGATGACGGTATTGCTCCCACAGGAAGAGATTGCACTCCTAAGTGGAATTCAGAAAGAGCAACTAGAGTAGAATTTATAACCTATAAAAATGAACCATTAACTATTGATCTTGATGGAACTTTAAACTTTTATAATGATTCAGCTCGTGTTCATTTAGAACTTTGGGAACTTGAAATATGGAAAGAAGAAAAAGAAGTTCAAAAACAAGAGAAGATAGATAATCTTAATAAAGGAAAAGATAATGATAATAAAGGTTATATCTTATTAGGTCTTATAGCTTTATTGCCTCTTCTATATGTAATCTTTGGTGGATTCATCTTCTTAAATGATTGGGAAGAGAGATTTGGTCATGCTGCTATAGGTAGTATTGCCACTGTTGTTATCACTAATAACATATCAGCACATAAAAAAGCTCAAAAGAATAAAGGAACATTCACTTGTTAATAAATATGTAAGGGTCTTCGGGCCCTTATTTTGTTCATTAAACACTAACAAACACAAAGGTATATTATGACTAACTTAACTGCTTCTATCAACATCGACAACAGACTTCTAAACAACCGTTATGCTATTGAACTAAACACTATTAAGACTTCTGGTCTTGGTGCTTATGAAGAAAGATCTGCTAAGATCCAACTTGACAAAAAGTATGCAACTGTAAGAGAAGCTTTAACAGGTCTTTATGATCTAGGCATCCAACACAGCTGTAACTTAAGTGAGTTATTAGTTAATTTTGAAACTGTATAAATAACATTGTTTGGGCCTTCGGGCCCTTATTTTGTCCTATACCTTTTAATGATATGATTTTCGCTAAATTAAACCAACGTGCAGCAGCTTTCTGTGACCGTAATGACCTAACTCTCCGTGAGGAAGGACCATCATGGCTCATAGGAAAGATGATCTGTCACGATGCTCTACACGACATCTTAGGTCTTGACCTAACAGATGACGAGTGGGATAACGACGGGATTGAAGATGATGTACTCATAGTACAAAATCTTATCAAGAACGGTTATTCTTTAGAGCGTATCCAGAGTGAAGTTAAAGACTTTACTCCTGGTGTCGTGAACTTAACTGAGCTACACGTTGAGGTTATGTCTTACTTCTTTAATCTTAAAGGAGAATAGACATTTAAACATAATAGGGGTCTTCGGACCCTTATTATGATCAATAATATAGGTGTAATCATGAAATACGAAACTAAAACTAACCCACTAACCGGTGAACAATGCTCTCTTCCAGAGGGTAGCACACAGGAGCAATGGGATAAACAGTTTCAGTCTCAGAAGGTAATGCTAGATCAGCTAGCATTGCTTGATGATGACGATGAATAACAATGTAGGGGCCATCGGGCCCTTATTTTGTACATCAAACTAGGTAAAATTATGTTTTTATATCATTCCTCCAAAGAAGTTCTTTCTGAGGGTGAACTACAAGCTAACAACTTGTATTGCACTGTATCTGCTTCTCGCCACTACACTATTGTAGAGGATGAGACTTATACAAAAACATATAAAGTTAAACTTACTTCTGATACAAGATTAGATTTTAATCCTGTAAATGAAGAAGTAATCTTAACTGGATTAGTTTATTTATCTGAAGTTGATACACAAGAAGGTTCTTCTAAAGTATCTGCAGAAGAAGTAGAAGCTATACACCGTTCTTTAACAGGATATGGTGTTTTATGCTTTGAAGTAATAAATGAAGTCCGTTCTTATCTATCTTCTTTTGACCGTGTTCAAGTAGGAGATAAGTATGAGTTCACTAGTGATTTCTCTAAAGAATTGTTTGATAATGCAGTTGATGATTATTTTGTTAAATACATCAACTCTTATTATTCTGAGTCTGTAGTTAAAGAAGCTAGATGGGAAGTAGAATTATATGCTACTTACCTTTCAATTTAATAAATTGGCACATGACGGTTTAATGGGGGTGCAACTCCTCTAGCCAATTAATCATTACAAAGTAGGGGTCTTCGGGCCCTTATTTTGTAATATACTGGTAATTGATTATGTCATTGTACGATACAGAAAACCTAATGCAAACAACTTGCTCTTTATTAGAAAACAACTGCTTATTAGTAGATGCTTCTATATTTGAAGATGAGATTAAATTAGCTATTGAAGAAATGAAACAGTATGATAGTGTTCATTATTGTACTGCTAATAAATATGCTAAGAAAGATGGTAATAGTATTAAAACACGTATGGACTACATACTAGGTGTTGACGATATTATGGAATGTGAATTAGAAGATGGAAATCTTTTATTTGCTGCCATAGACTGGACTGATGATCCTATGAAGTTAGAACAAAAAAGAGATAGATTTACATCACGTAAGTCTGTGATGGACAAACTACAGGTAGATGTATGTTTGTCAGTATGTATTACTAATCATGTTTTATTAGAAAGGAAAATAGATAAAGCTCGCTTTGCTATGGCTGCTTTATTTGAAATTCTTTTAAAAGTAGAAGATATGGTTAGTAAGCAAAAATATGCAGGCTATCTTACTCTTAATATGGAAAAACTAGTTTAAATTATATAAGGGCTTTCGGGCCCTTATTTTGTATTTAATTACAAAATAGGGGAAACTACAATGGGATACAATGGAGATTACTTAGAAGGAATAGTAATTAATGCTAAGAAAGCTATGAACAGTATAAAGAAATATAAAACATTTAACTTATCTCTTCTTCAAGAAAGAGATATAAACTCTATGAAAGATAGAGTAAATAGTGCTTGTGATACTATAAAAAGTATTGACTTTGATAGGTATAGAAGTGCTCGTAGATATAGTAATAAAACCACAGTAAGTAGGTTAGATCATTTTCTAACTATAGATGACATTCTGTATAATGATGAGGCTAACATAGCGATAGGCATAGACTGGACAGTTAATCCTAATGAAATGCTTAGTAAAGTTGATAAGCATAAAAGATTAAAAGAGGCCATCTTACAAGTAGTAGATATTACTTGTGTAGTATATGTAGAGTATGAAGAAGTATTAGATGAACTATCTAGTGCTGAACTAGCTAAAGCTATCTATAAAATGTTAAAGAAGATAGATAAAGCTGTTAGTAAAAAAGACTTTGCAGGTTATCTAACTATAGATGCTCAAACATTAACTTAATAATTAAGGGTCTTCGGACCCTTATTTTGTAGTATATAATAGTTAAAACAAGTTATGGATTTATTTAATGAAAGACTGGAAGACTTTAAGTTTGAAGCAGAAAATATTCTTATTAAAAAGCAAAATTGGGTCTCTCGCCTCTCGGCGACGCAGGGATTGTATGAACAATATATCTTCCTTGCAGAAAGAGACGAAATGGGTATATGGATTTATTCCCACAACTTCCCAATTAGTGAGGCTAAAGAGTTTAGAAAAGCAAGCACAGGTATGGTCATATATCTGCCATTTAGTATTATAGACTTATCAAAACTTTAATTAATAACTTATGTAAGGGGTCTTAACAGGGCCCTTATTTTGTAATATAAACACACAAAGGTAAATCACATGAAAGTTTCACAAGTTCTTCGTTCAATCAAAACTCAACCTCAAGTATGGACTCTTCAGTATGAAAATGATATATTAATGAGCTTCACATATGAAGGTTATTCCTTTGCTAAGTTCACTAATAATGTGGAAACTTATAAAGGTCAGATCAAGTTAGTTAACAAAAGTAAAGGAGTAGAAATGGTTTGGGAAGGAGATGATGCAGTTGCATCTCAGTTATGGTCCTCAGTAATAATGTGCTATGTAACAAATCATATTGTTAATAAGTAATCCCTAATCCCTAATCCCTATCATCTTAAACCTAACAAGGGCCTTCGGGCCCTTATTTTGTAAACACATTAGGTAAAACTATGCGTAACTTTAAATCAATTGCTTCCGTGTCCGTATCTGCTATTGCTGTTGCATCCACTTGTTGGTTTGCTTCCTTTGCTCATCCTAACCTTGTAGGTGTTGAGATTGTTCCTGAGTGGAATGGTCCTGATCTTAAAGTTAAGTATGAGTGTGGTGGTTCCTTTGTGAAAATGAAGGATATTGACATGCAACGTGATGGAGACATTATCACTGTTAACTATGGTGCTTTAGGGCGACGTAGAGGAGGGCGCACTTTTAAGTGTAATGCTCCTATTAGTAGTGTTGGTGCAGGATCTAGATAGATCTTTATATTAATCTTTGTAAGGGCCACGGGGCCCTTATTTTGTAATATATAATAAGGTATACCTTATGGACAAACTAGACTATTATGAAATATGTAGAGCTTTTGCCAAAGCGCATTTTGCTGTTAAGCGTAGTAATGCTTCACAGGATAGGTTTATATTTAACTCAGCACTTGCGAATTATGAATCAGCCTGTGAAGAAATCGGTATTAGTAAACCATTATGTAAAACTAATATCTTTGATTCAGAAGGCAGTGATGAAATTTGCTTCTTTCCTTTTAAATAAATATTAAACACGTAGGGGTCCATAAGGGCCCTTATTTTGTAATTTATTTAGGGTAGTTCCCTTTAACAACTATGACCATGACTACAATCAACACAATCATCGATCAAGCAATTACAGCATTCTTATGTTACGGTTCTCGTTCTTCTCAGTTTCAATCCATCTACAGACAACACGAAGTTAAACTTAATGCGCACAAGCGCAGAGTCCTTGAGAATGCGTTGGACAAGCCTGTCACACTAACAGGTGTACTACAACGTCGTGGTGATGGTGAAGAGAGAAATCTCAACCTAATCTCGCCTGCTTTTGTTAATGGAGTGAAGGTTGAACATCTTCATGTCTATGACGAGGTTATCGACATTGCTGATATGGATTATGACAGTGGATGCTTTATAGCATCTAACTGTAAGATCTATAAGTTCAGCAGAAAAAGCAGACATATTGACACATCAGGTCTTGGCGTTAAGCCTTCTGATTGTCCTGTGTGGTCTGAACGTAATGAGTGGGTATAACATTCAGCAAGATAAGGCCTTCGGGCCCTTATTTTGTAATATATAATAAGGTATAACTCATTATGTCAAATAAGAATGAAATCAAACTTAGAATTGCTGCTTTGGAATTGCTTAAACTTGATAAGACTAAAAAGCTTTTGGAAACTGACTTTATGGACGGTTCGGAGGCCGACAAAATCCAACGTAAAGTTTTATATCAAGATATGGTCAAGTCATATTCAGGACAACTTAATGCTCTTAAAGCTATTTTGGAAAAGTTAGATGATTAATTAAATAAACACGTAAGGGTCCTAATTAGGACCCTTATTTTGTATATCTATAGGTAATAACCATGACTATTGCACAAATCAAACAATCTATCCAAACACAACTGCGTCTATCTATCTTAGGTAGAGCACGTCGTAAAGGATTAGAGGTGCGTAAAGCACGTGTTGTATTTGTAACGCATAACTGGTAGGACTGATCTATCGTGTGTGTAAATCACGATGTAAAATAAGTATTTACATAAACACATTAACACTGGAGATTTATTATGATTTATGAGATTTTGTTTTCGGCTGATATTTCTAACTATAGTAGCAATGACACGTTATTAAATTTAGAAACTTTATATCTTTGTTTCTATAATAAAGAGTTAGAAATAAGTAATGCAGTATTATTTAGGACTGATAGATCTCTTTATATAAGATTTAACTTTATGAATGAGAGATGGACTATTGAGTTAGGTAATATAAGATTTTCTAAAGAAGGTCCTGGCTGGGAAAAGGAAGATCAGCAGATTGCTGTTATAAATAAAGGTGATTATAAAAATCAGTTAATTGGATCTTTTTTCTTTGACTATGCTTCAAGAAAATGTAATAAAGAAGTAAATAAAAAGGCTATAGAAAATAAATTAGATCCATATCTATTCACTTGCGTAGGTAAGCCTAAGTTTGGTTATGGCTCTAAAATATTAAGGTCTATATTTTATAAACCAAGCAAAAGAATAAAAATGGTAAATAGAAAAAAGCCTGTCATTTTTATTTAATTAACCTAGACATCTAGATAGCGGTGTCTTTAAATAAGTGCTATCTATTTTCTATAAACACACTAACACTTAGGAGACTAATAACATGACTAACTCAAACACTGCTTCCAACAACTCTGCTAACAACACTAACGAAGGTAATAACATGACTCAGAAAGACATTTTGATCCAAATCCATAACGCTGCAGAAGCAGATATTAGTTCTAAACTTGATGTTGATCTATCTTATTTAGATGCAGTTCTTAACTGTTATGAAGAAGTATTAGAACAATTAGGTATTCAACTAACTGATGAGTTAGAAGACGCTATATTCTATATGGCTAACACTAATTGTGTTGCTAAGTCAGTAGAGCAAGAAGAAACTGATGGAGCTGAGGGTAAGCTCGATAAACACCCTTCTAATGACATTAACACTAACCCTTCTGAGGACAAAATCACTATGACAAACACAACTGTTCAATCCACTATGTTCAACACTGCATTCAACGCTGACTATTCTGAAGTTTCTTCTTTAGTTAGTTTTAGCACTATTGTATCTAACATTGTTAATCACAATGGTTATGGTGTGAGATTTGCTGATATTATTGCTGATGTTTTATTTAACGTCACAACTGAAGAAGCTTATGTTGCTAAGCTAAAACGTAACTTCAAAGACCCTAGTGATGAAATGATTGCTAAGAAGTGGGCCACTCAGTCCAAAGTCAATGCTCGTGCTATTGAATCTCGTGATGCTTTCCTTGCTTTGTTTGGTAATAAACTTGGTAATCTAGCACCTTGCTCTCTTGCTTATGAGCAAACTGGTTTCGCAAACCTAACTGCTTTCCCACATAACGTTCTTAAGTTTGTTAAAGCTGCATTCACTATTGTTAAAATCAAAGCTAACGGTGACCGTGAATGTGTTGGAGTAGCATTCAATGCTTCTAACCCTGAGTATAAACTTCCTGTCAACGCAGGCGGATTCTGGGTTGCTCTTATTGCTGCTGCCACTTATAACTTAAGTGCTGAAGAACGTGCTCAATTCACTGGATTTCTTTTCAACAACTGTGCGTCAGTCTCCGGCACCGTCGTTAAACGCGACCGTGTAGAGATTGATATGCTTAATGCAACTGTATCCACAGGCAGTCGTGTTCTTAAAGCTAATAAAGCTTCTTGCTTTGGTCAAGTTGGTAGTGAATTTGTGGTTCTGGATGGTAATCATGCAGTATTTCTATTTGCTCTTTCAGCTTTCGCTGGAACTTCCAAGCAATTGGAGACTCGTATTAACTTGGCTGTAAAACTATTTATGCCTGAGCATAACTATGGTCATAAGCCTGATGCTGATGACATTGCACACTTCGTTCGCACTAACTTAATCTATGCAAATGGTATTAACTTAGTAAGTGATGACCACTTTGGTCTTGAGTTTATTGGTGGTAAGCAAGCTCCTAGCTTCTTAGGCTGGTGTCTAGCTCAAGGTATAGTCGCTGCATCTGATAAAACTAATATCAAGTTTGTCACTATTAATGACGGTGCTGAGGCCACAGGTCTTGGTTGGAACCGTGAACTAGACCGCATCATCACTCCTAATGATGTAAACAAAGTTGCTAAGCTCATCAACCGTGGTGCTGCTAATAACTATGATTGTGCTGACCTTGATGACCGTGTAGCATCTAACTTTGGATTCGCTCTTCAATCTGGTGAAGTCGCTAAAACTAAAGGCAAAATGATGGATGTTGCATTCACTAACTCTAAGTTAGGTTTTGGTTCCGGTGTTGGTATTATCAATCCTGAAACTTATATCACTTATTATGTTGGTAAGAAAGAATCTGAGTCTTTCACTCTTTCCATCTTTGGTAATAAATTCATGAACCATGCTAACAACAAACTTGCTCTTGTTAACAAAATCCAAGAGAAGATTGATGCTGCTAAAGGTCAAACCTTTGCTCCTAAAGCAACTATTGTTGAAGTCTCTGTTGATGGTGTTAAGCACAAACTTGTTCGTAATAGCTCTGATGCTGCTAATATTCGTGTTGTTAGTGGAACTGTTGGTAATATTGTTAATGATGAGAACTCCATTGAAATCTCTATCAATGTTGAAATTGTTGAAACAACTCAGTGGGTTAAGACTCGTCGTTTCGCCACTAAGTTCACAACTCTTCCTTATGAAGTTGAGTTCGTTGGTCAAAACAACCACTGGGATATCATGCTTAACAACGAATGCACTAAAGGCCATGGCGCTCTCCTAGAGATGTTCGCTAATGACCAAGGTGAGTTCAACCTTCACACCGCTAACGGTGAATTAGTTGGTGCTGACGGTTCTGTTATTAATCTCTATGATGAAAATAACGCTGTTCAAGAATGGAAAGAATCCAAGCGTTTTAATGATGTTAAGATTCGTATGACTATGGCTAAGTCTGTGTTTGAAAAGCAAGCTAAAGCTGGTAATGCAGAAGAAGGCCACTCCTTCTTTGATAGCGTTAAAGTTATTAGCGAAGGCACAACTTTTGATGGATATGAGTATGTCCTAGTCGAAGAGACTATTGACGTAATCTTTGGTCAGCTCGTATTTGACGTGGAAATCTCCACTGCTCTTGAGTCTGTTTCCAAGTCCAGCTTCACTCTTGAAAGTGCTGCAGCAGTCTCTATTCAAGACAAAGAACTTGGTGATGCTCTATTCACTGAGTCTATTGATAAAACTAAGTCTTTCTTAACCTTAGCTAATGAATTTGCTGGTAACACTAGCACAGCTCCTTGTGTTATTGATGCAACCACTGAAGACATGTCTGCAGTTAGTAGCACTATCTTCCCTAACGGAACTATCGGAATCAAACACCGTAAGCTTCTAGTTTCTATTGCTAACTTCTTCGCTGGTCAAAATGAATATAAGTTCTTCATTGGCAAAAGTGCTAATGTTAAGTCTATCAAACTTGACCTTAACGTAGTCGCTATCTATGGTAGCTTCAGTGCTGCTAGTGGTGCTGCTGCTCGTGAGACTGCGACTATCGTTAACTTTATTGTTGACTTATTCATCAATAGAGTCAACCAGTTTGATGGTGATATCGTCGGTAAGCTTAACAGTGCTTATAGCAAAATCATCAACACTGCAGTTGAATCAAATAACGTTCTTAAGAAAGCAACTCGCTCTGGTGACTTAGTCTATGGAAAAGTCCGCACTTCTTTCCACCCTATGCTTCACAGTGCTGATGGAATCCCAACAGTTATTCTTAACCGTAACTGTCCTATCGTTCGTCTTCTAGGCGTTAAAGATTGGGATTCATTCGTTAACTATTATATTGGCTTCACTCGCACTCCAATGCCTTTCCTAGGCGCTGGTCGTCTTGTGTTGACTGATGATGAGCAAATCTGCGGAATCGCTCACGTAGTTGTTGACCCACTAGTATGGCATGCTCTTAATGAAGGTGATTCTGATGGCGATGGTATTGCTGTCATTAACCTTGAGACTGTTGCTGGTTATGAAATCACCACTGATAAAGTAATCGCAATCAATGCTTCTAAAATGGGCATCGCTGGTTATGAATATCTATATGGTGCTAACGTTCCTTATATTGACTTCATCTCTGAAAAAGACAAGCAAGGTAAGAAATCCCTTCGTGGTAATGCTTGTCTTCTTAACTCTCAGTTAAAAGACCCTGAGACTAACGAGAAAGTCTATATCACTTCTGCTTATCTTGGTGATTTCGCTGCTCGTGTAGCTAAGCACTATAAGTCTGCTGTAGGTGTATCTTATGGTATGTGCTCTAAGCTTATCTTTGATGCTGCTGACCGTGCTGTTGGTCCTGATGAAGCTCGCTTCAACACCGTTGTTGATGCTAGCCTTATTGCTTGGCGTGCTATCTATGAAGGTCTAGGCCTATCTGGATATTCCAAAAATGCTGAGTTGTTCTTCAACTTAGTAAACGCTGCATCCACTGACACTGAATCTGAAATGGTTTGGTCTCCTATGGGCAACTGGAAGCAAGTTGATGTTCGTTTCAACACTCCTAAAGAGGAGTGGTGTGATGGAGCTATTCTTCTTCAAGCTGCTATCAAAGAGATTGTAGGTGTTAACCTTCCTGAAGAAGTCTTCACTCAACTTATCCGCTCACGCATCGTAACTCGTGTTATGCCTAAGCTTGAAGGATTTGGTGAAGTTAAGAAGTGGTGGCAAGGTGGAGTAACTGGAGCTGTTAAGTTCGGTGCTCTTCGTAGAATCTCACAAGGTTCTCAACGTGCTGCATATGAAATGGGCTTCATTGAAGAAGCTGAGTATGCTTCTAGCGGTCAGTATGTGGCTAAGCCTTTAGCTATCCTCTTTAACGAGGGTGGTTATAGTCATATGTTTGATAACGCCTTGTTAGGTGAACTATCAACTGCAGTTTGTGAATTTCACGGATTGATTCGTGATGCTAAGCAAGCCAACATTGATAGAGCTAACTATGGTGTGTAATAACACTAAGCAGGCTTAGAGCTTCTAATCTAAGCACTGTCGACTGTGGATGTCGACATAAAATAAGTATCCACACGTAAACACACACTAGCAACTTAGAGGTTATTAAAATGGGTAAGTTTGATCAAGAAAGACAACAACGAGCTGCTAACAATTCTGTAAACACTAACAACACTAACACTATGCCTATCAATCATTCCACATCTGTAGATATGACTCAAGACTTCTCTTTAGCCACTGGCTTCCGTATGTATGAGAACGTAACTTCTTTCAAGCGTTCTAGATCAAGCTCTGAAATCAATGCTAGTGCAAGATTTGGTAAGTTGACTTCCACTTATCACGGTATGATCTCCTTAGACACCAAGGCTGATGAAGCTTTTGGTTATCTTCGTCCTTTGCCTGAGAAAATGAGTAGTCAACCTGGCTATCACGCAATCATTGAGCTTCTATTCCCTAACGGTCAAACTCGTAAACTATCTCAAGCTGAGACTATTGAGTTCTGGGCTAGTATGCTAGGTTTAGATGCTGAAGACGATATCCCTCTCTTCCGTATTCAATATAAACTAGACGGCAGTGGTGCTGAGTTTAAGGAATTTCTAGTAGACGGTAGCGTAGGCGCTTTAGTCTTTGAGTTTAATGACATTAATAGCTGCTTTGTGCAGGGTAAGAATGCATTCACTCAAGGTAGTGGTGCTCTTGAGTCTGTAGAAGAACTAAGATTCTATCCTGCTCGTGGGTTTCATTCTATCACCATTGCCGAAACTCCTCTAGAATCCTCTGCTAATCTATTAGGTATTAAACTTCCTAAAGTTCTAGTCGATGAGGATGTTGTCGCTAGTAATGTAGTAGGCTTAGAGTCTGTTTCTAAATCTAGTGTTCGTCGTCCTGGTCGCAAAGCACGCCACGTTGCTGCTGTTGTAGCTTCTGTTGCTCCAATCGCTGAGCCTATTGTAGAACCTATTGTTGAAGAAGCTCCTTGCTTTGATGACGTAGATGATGCACCTTGCTTTGATGAAGAGCCAGCTGCTCAAACTTCTGTTGCTGTAGAAAGTGCTGAAGTCGCTAATGATAACAACGGTGAAGCCACTAATATAGTTAGTGAAGATAGTCCTTTAATGAAGCACCTTAGAGCGCAAGAAGCTAAGCAGGCATCTGCTCGTGCTAATGCTGTAACTGCAATTATTGACATGGACGAAGAATAATTTTCTTCTGATCAGGCTTGTCTATCTTCGTCTGACGAAGATAAGCATAAATGGGGTGTGAGCCTGCCCTACTGAACTGGTTATTCAGTCTAATAAACAAACCGCACTGTTGATAGTTAAGTGCTAAAACAAACTATCCATCATGAGTATGATGTTAACTTACTCCGTCCTTGATAAGACGTTAAACTATCACGGCACTGTCGTGAAACAATAATCGTGCTTTGATTCCGCTAAATAAATTATGTGAACTCCGTCCCAGTGCAGAGAAAGCGCAGCTACTGAATAACGGTCTCGAAAGAGATGCAGAGAAAGGTAGGTGTTAGCGAATAACGGCTGGAGGTTGACGGTAGTGATTCCCTAAAATTCGCCTAAGATTCCCCGTTAGATTCTTAATAAAATTCCCGATGGGTCTTGGCAATGGTCTTATAAATTTCTTATAAGATATCCCGATGGGTCTTAGCGTTACTCTTTGAGTATCCTAAAAGGTTTCAAAGGGCCCGATAGTACTTGGATGTTATCTTTAATAATTTTTAAAGTGGCACGATAGTGCTTGGCAATAATCAAACAATTAACAAATTAGGACTAAAATATCATGGCTATTCAACAAGAGACTTCTTCCAAAATCCAAATTCGCATTAACTTTCAAAAGAATCCAGACATGATTCAAAAGTTAGGTTCCAAGGCTTCCTATAGAATGTATGGACCAGAATATAGTGTTGTATGCACTATCATTGACGGTCTAAATATTCAAGGACAATCTAAGCAACATGGAGTTAGTGAAATGACTAACGTAGTAATTGGTCAAACTGCTAACTTGCGTTTAAGCCAAGAGCAGTTTGAAATGCTTAACTCTGAACTTCATGAAGTTGAAGGTATCGGTGCTGAAATAGTATTTGAGCTAGACTCTCCTATTGCTATCAGTAAGCTAACCACTAAGAAAGATGGTGTGGTTATCAGCTTTGCTATCTATCCAGGTGCAATGATTGAAGTTGAACCTATGAAAGTTCAACGTGTAGGTCAAATTTTAGATATGGAAGAAATCCTTCAGTTAGCTCAAGAAGCTCGTGAGCGTCAAGAGCAACAACGTCAGGATGCTATTAGCACTAGAGCCACTAAAGAATCAGCTAATGCTGCTAATAGTTCTGTAACTGCTGATATCATGTAATGATATAAGTTAGTCGGCCCTTAATTGGGTCGGCTATTGTGCATAGCCTAAATTTAAACAAGGACAGCCACATTCATATGTATAGAGTTAAAACAACACGTAAGAAAAATAACTATCCTCAACCTAACCCTAATAACCAACCTAAACACAAAAAATCCCCTAAGATTAAACTAAGTAAATCTAAAGGGTTTAGTAGTTAGAAACACCTTATTTAACAATGCAACAAAAACTAATCGGCATAGATATTAAGAATATCAACTGTATATTCTTTAATGACAGGTATAAATCATTTAAAGTGCCTGCTAATATCACTAAAAGTAAAGTTAAACGCCCTAAACAATCAACAACCACATGTTAAACAATTTATTTCTATCGTCTAGATGCACTAAAGCTGTTAACAACAGTGATAGTTATTTGTATGACGGGCCCACACATGACTTCACAATTGATAGGGTCGGTAAGTCCTTATATCATGTAGATGTTTATGATGCTAGTCATATAGTAAATTGCTTTCTAACTAGAAATCTCTGGTCTTTAAAAAACATTCACAAGGTATAACCCTAACTATGAACAACTATCACACTAGACACAAACTAAACAACATCCTAGACACTAGTGAAGGTGTCTCTCAAATCTTCAAAGAGTATCTTGTAGAGCAATTAATCCTTATGCAAAGGCATTATTGTATTTCTCATCATGAATTCTTGGATGCTAAGGCTATTATTTCAGATCCTAACTTTAATAACAAAACAATGCACCGTCTTAACCAAAGACTCCAGACTTATGATAAGTCCAGCAATGTTCCTATGTTGTAATAAGTATAGCTTATTAATTAAAGTATAAACCCTAGAGTAAAAAGCTGTATTTTAACTTATAATAGTATATTAAATCAATAAATACAGCTCATATTAATGTATATACCATAATATATACTTATACATTAATACATAAAAGCCAATTTCAGAAGTACATTCTAATACAGATACTAAAATAATAGAAATAAGATAAGCATTATGGCAGTATATAAGACAGCAATTCAGACACCTAATGGTCAAATAAGTATAAACGTAAGACCTTTCAATAGTAAAGAAAGTGCACAAGCAGAGTGTGATAGAAACAACAGTTTCAATAGTCACCTAGGGTATGCGTATGTAATAGGGTATAGAAAGCGTATAGACTAAGAATTAGAATAACCTAATAACTTAATAACCAAATAAGGAGAGATAGTATGAGTGAAGTAATTGAGAGAGAATTAGAGAAAGCACGTAAAGAATATTTTAAGGGGTTTACTAACTTCATGAAAGTATTAAAGAAAACGCGCGCGTTAGAATTAGGTTGTGTATATAGAGAGCAGAGAGACAACCAATTAAAAGTTGCGCCATCAAATTATAAATTAACGCCTGGAAATGTAGAATATATATTAGAGATGTTCGACGGAACAAGTTCTGGTATTAATGCATTAGCGTTTCAATTTAGAGTTAGTGGTAGCACAATCAGATATCATTTAAGGAAGCATGGACTTACCAAGAAAGGTAAAAGATTGCCCCGCAAATAATATTTGTAGTTAAATGACATAAAAGTTTGCAAGTAGTACTAGGTAGTTTTGGAATTGCTACCTAGTATTTTATTATATTGGAAATTGTATTAGAAATTATACTATGGTATGCCAGATTCGTAATAAAGCCTTCTTGAGATGCGTTAAGACTCAAGCTAAAAAGTATAGAGCAATGCTTAAAACAGACAGAGAGGAAATTAAAAAAGTATTCTTAGAAGAAAAAAGAATAGAACTAGGACGCTTTCGCCACGGAGATCGCTTCAACTCGTACGATAAAGTAGTAGGAGAAATCCAAAAAAGATGGCTAACACCTGAATCACATGGACTAGCCCAAGAAATAATCCACAGTGTTTCAAACCGCACTAATGACGTAATTTTAGAATGCATAGTAGAAGCCCTAGAACAAGAATCAGCAAAGCATAAGCGCCGTGTAGATGTATTAGAAATATTGCTTAAGCAAAAAACCAAAGAGATAGAGTCTCTTAAGAAAGCCCCAACCAATAATAAATAGTCCATATACGTGTCTTAATATAAATTAGGACTCACACATCGTTATGGTGTTAATAATGCTTAAAAAAGCCAATGTAGAGTCAATGCTAAACAATCTATTATTAATGGGACTAATAGATAAAGAAGACTATATAAAATTAGCAGATAGAACATACACAGATTACTATGCGTTAGCTGGTACATTAGAGTATGACTATTGTGTCCCATTAAACCAAATATCAATAAAACAATTAGAGGATTCAAACAATGGTTAATAACGGAAGAGTATTAGAAATGTTCCAAGGTAGTTATTCTGATAAGAATAATGAATGGGTAGTAGATAGAGATGGTAGTATGATTAGACTAGAGCGCCCAATTGTTGCTCAGACTAGAATTGCTATCGAAAGTGCAAATGTAATTAATAATGTAGAGGTTAGTGATAGTGACTAATAGATGACTAATTCTTTACTTATGTGTTATTATTGTATAAGAATCAATTAAAAACATATGAGAAAGCAAAATCTATTAAATCAAAAGTTTGGAGACTGGCTAGTAATAAGTGAATCAGAGCCTATTATTAGCCCCTCAAGAAAGCACACTGCATGGTTATGCAAATGTAAATGTGGAACTGAAAAAGTTATACAAAGCTGCTCATTAAAAAGCGGTACAAGCCTATCCTGTGGCTGTAATCAAGGAACTCATAAACTAAGCCATACATCAGAATACAATGCATGGATTAATATGATAGATAGATGTACTAATCCTAATAATCCAGCATATAAAAATTATGGAGAAAGAGGTATTAGTGTTTGCCCAGAGTGGTTAAATAACGTAGAGACATTCCTTAATAATATGGGAAAAAGACCTACTAAAGACCATACAATAGACCGTATAAACGTTAATGGCAATTATGAGCCATCTAACTGTAAATGGGCTACCTGGGATGAACAAGCCAATAATCGTAGAAATAATATTCCAAAAGATTTAATAGAAGAAGTTATTAAACTACGTAATGCAGGCTACATATACAAAGAAATAGAGAAAGAATTAAACCTAAGTAAAAACACAGCAAGGTATATATATGTTAAATACAGAGCTTAATTTCATCTTTCTGCAAAAGTTTTGTGCAGGACTAAAAATTGAAGAAGGTAATATGGTTGTGTCCTATGACTATAACCGTAGTACAAGAGCATTAATCACGTTAGCAGATGCCTATCATATAAAAATCCAGAGAGTTGGTGAATCCACAAATTATAAGTGGGCAACAATCATGGAGACATCAGTAAACCTAGGAAATAATTTAGCAGCACACGTAGCTCAACTTAAACCTAAAAATGCACCAGATGATGAATAATGTATAAAGAATTGCTAGCACAATTATCTGAAAGTATAAAAGAAGCGCTTCCTTTAGAAAAAGCACTGGAAACTATTAATGTAATAGAAACAGTAGGCTATTCATTTGAGGAAGCATTAGACTATATAGAAAACAATCATAGTCTATATCTAAACAAAATAACCTTAACAATTAAATAACATGACAAGTCTAATTATGTTCGCAATCGTATGGGCATTCTTCCTAACTATCATCTTTGAATTAGTAGATAGCCATCTAGAGCAAAAACAATAATATTGACACACTGTTTACATTGTAATATAATGTTATGTATTGTAAGCAGTAATAACTGGGTGTATTGTCAATGGTAGACGGCCGGCTTTGGAAGCTGGAGGTTCTTGGTTCGACCCCGAGCACTCAGACTTATAGACTATAGCGTGTATACGTTATAGTCTTTTTAATATATAAACCTAAATAAACCAATGTATGAAATAAGTAATAAAGAAAATTATTATAAAATAGTTAATAACGCACAGAAGCATGCGTGTTTAAGTAATTATGCTGCCTCAGAAGTAGCACTTAAAATAAATAACGAATTTTTCAATAATAAATATGAATTGATTGATTATATAGATAGCAATTATAGAATTAGTGCTGTTTTATATATAAACAAATAAAACTTGGTGCGTTAGTGGAACTGGATAACACACTCGGCTTTCACCCGAGAGATTGCGGGATCGTACCCCGTACGCACTATAGTCTTGATATAAAACAGACTCAAAAGATAAATAAGCTGTAAGAGTTTTAAAGAACAGCGTTATAAATAATAAATAACTCGGCGCCTACGTGCAATCTAGGTGCAAATCCTAGGACGACCACCACATTTAAACTAGTACAGATATACTATTAGTATTGCATAGTATTACTGTGTCAGATTGTATAACTTTTAAAGTAAAAAAGATGCAATTAAACAGTTATACTAAGTTAAAAGTACTCAATTGTACCGTATAATTCAAATAAAAATAATGATAAATATAAACAGCAAAAATATAGACACATTCTATAATCCAGAGACAAAAAATGCAGCAATTGTTGTATCAGATGGATTAAATGCAAAAGCAACAATTATTAACAAAGATGGTGTAATTGTTAAACAAGAAGATTGTGGATTTAATCATTGGAGTGTTATAATAGTAGCAGCAGAATACCTTTCCACATTTGAAAGATACTGCGACCAAATGCATGAAATAGCACTAGAAAAACTAAATGAAAAATCTAATAAACCAAAAGTTTAGAGAATTAACAGTAATAAAAATAGATCCAGAAAACCATGTAAATAAAAATGGAAAGGAAAGAAGCAAGCATATATGTAAATGTAGCTGTGGAAACATAATAAGTGTTGTAAGCTCAGAACTAACAAGAAAAACTAAAAATAAAACCCATTGCGGATGCCTTACAAGTAAAAACAGAAGTAATAATAATAAAAAGCATGGGCTAAGCTCTTCAAAAGAATATCAATGTTGGATTGATATTAAAAGAAGATGCTATGAAAAGTCAAGAGATAGTTATAAATACTATGGAGAAAGAGGTATTACAGTGTGTCCTAAATGGCTTAACTCTTTCAATAAATTCTATAAAGATATGGGAAAAGCTCCTAGTAGTAAACACTCTATTGAAAGAATTGATAATAATGGTAATTATAAACCGTCTAATTGTATATGGGCAGTAAGCAAAACGCAAGCAAGAAATAGAAGATCCACAAAATTAACGTTAGAAAAAGCAATCCAAATAAAAAAAGAAATATCCTATAAATCTGAATCAGATTTAGCGCTAGAATATAATGTTGATCGTAAAACAATAAATAACATAAAAAATAATAAAGCTTGGGTAAAAATGTAGTAAAACTATTCAACAAACAATATGACAACAAACAATTTAAACAATCTTAAAAATGAAATAGACTATCTCACTAGTATCTCAAGATACTGGATAGAAAATGGAGATTGGGACACAGCCAATACTTATATAGATAAAGCTATAGAAGTAGAAAATAAATATAATGCACATTATCAATATGTGCGTAATTCATCAACAAGTAACCTAATTAACGCTAAGGAAACATTCATATGTCAGCACTAAGTAGCCTAGAATCAAAACGTGTAGCCTATGCAAATGTAGCATGGTTAAGCAGTAGCGGTATTGCCACACGTATTATAGATATGGAAGATGACTATCTTGTTAATGTGCTACGTATTGTAGCAGGCAAAGCACAAGTAGCAGAAAAATATCCTTTAGTCCAAGAATTTCAAAAGTATAACGGGATTGCATATAGTAATTACGCCAATTGCTTGTATAACGAGTATGTATATCGCAAAACTGTAGAAGCAATGCGTATTGAAAATATGTATAAAACACATGTAAACCATTTAGATAACTTTCATGGTTCTAGAGATGACTGGAATAACTTTAGTACCCATTCAATCTATAGATAATAATAAGACCAACCAAAGCCCTCTCTCTGGGCGGGATTGTCTATAAACTCATCCAAAAGTATAAAGAGAGTGTGTTTGAATATGTCGTAAAGATATATTCCTTTGTTAGTGTATACAAAGGGTAGAGTTGTGACCTACCCTCTTTTTTTAATATTAAATAAAACAATGACTAGAACTTTCACAGTATTTGATGACAGAAATAATACTGCTATCACAACAACAGTTAACAACGGAACAGTAGCCACAAGTAAAGAAAGCAGATTTGATTATGAGAAATCTATACAGAATAAAAGGTATCCACAAAGAACTTGGTCGTCCAATGTATCTAATGTATGCCTGCCATCAAAATCAAACATTCTACAGTTTCCAAAAAGATCCGCCAAGGTTTAAAATTGTAAGTCCTTCACAGTTCATGGAACTCCAATTAATAGCTCAAAGTAGTCTTCACAATATAATATGGGAATGCAACAATCAACGCCTAGTAAATCGCTATCAGATAGGAGCAACAGCTCAACACTAAACAGTATAGACAGCAAAGCAGTTCTTAGTGAGCCAACATATTCAGCTCTTCTAAATGAGTATTATGAATATCTAAATAAAGTTCTGGTATCAAATATTAAAAATAATCAATCTTAATCAATAGACCAATATAACGTTCTGTATGTCTTAAAACTCTGAGTCAGGCATCTTATTGTCCAATAACTATAATTATGATACAATGTAGTTATTGGACAATATACTATAACTATGAAGAAAACTAAATTAACATCAATCGGTGATAAATACAATAGATGGACTGTAATATCAGACCCTATTGCTATTCCTAAAGGTAAAAATCAAAGACTAAAATACTATGTAGATTGCCAATGTGAATGTGGCAAAACTAAAAGTGTTAGAGAAACTAGCCTAACTAATAATGAATCAAAGTCGTGCGGATGTCTGCAAAAAGAAATAGCAGCATCATCCAAAACGCATGGAATGTATAAATCACATACATACCAATGTTGGAATGCAATGAAAGATAGATGCAACAATAAAAACTATAATCAATATAAAAATTACGGTGGTAGAGCTATAACATATCACCCATCTTGGGAATTGTTTATAAACTTCTATAATGATATGGGAGATTCAAACAACCTAACCTTAGAACGTATAAATAATAATAAAAACTACTGCAAAGAAAATTGCAAGTGGGCAACAACAATAGAGCAAGGTAGAAATACCAGAAACTCTATGAATAATCAAATAGACAATGAGCTATTAAGACTAGCAATAGAAAAATTAGAAGCCAACTCTTTAACATATAAAGAAATAGCTTCAGAATTATCTATTAGCACAAGTCTTGTCGCAAGCATTGCGTTTGCCAATAAAATATATAACAATCTAAAAGAAATAAAACTATGTCAATCACAGGAACTCTAAAATTAACTAAAGCTCAAGCTAAATCTAACATCACTGGAACTATTAGCCACAATGATGACGGTTCTTTCCGCTCTTATAACATCACAGGTAATCTTGTAGAACTAGAAGGATTCGTCACTCGTGATGGACAAGACTTATCACAAGAACTAGTTAGTATCGATTGCCCAACAACAATGTTATTATTCAATGATGCAATGGGCGATGCCTTAGTATCTAAATGTGCTGAAATCTTTGAACAACGTGCAGCTAAAGGAGATTTAAATCCTGCTGTTGATGTTCTGTTTGAATGTAAATCAGTGCGCCCTCGTGAAACTAACATTCTTATAGTTAATGTTAAATCAGTTCACGTTGATGCTGACACTCAAGTTGTAGATAACTCTGCAACAGTGTTAGATAACATTGCTAAACTAAAAGCTAATGCTGCCAAAAAGCCAAGTGCTCAAACAAGTATTGCTCGTGAAAGCGCTAACGTATTTAAACGTAGTATTGCTATGGCACGTGAATTTGTAAAAACTGAATTCTAAACAATAAATTAGTCTAGGTTAAAAAATAAGAGTACCAATTTAGGTACTCTTATATTATTTGTATAAACACAGTAAAAATAAACATGACAACTCCATTCAACAACGGCGATGAATTAGCAAAAGAGATCCAGAGTGCTATTCAAAACTCTCGTCAAATACAAGCTAGTAATAATACTCAAGAAGATAAATCAGTAAAAATTGCAAGATTAGTAGTTATTCTAGTAAAAATTGAGAAAGAATTAACAACTATTGATGGCACATTGCATAAACTTTGGGAACATCAACGTACCCATAATCCCAATTCACCTCTAGTAAGTCAAATTGCAGAAAAGATGAATACAGTAGACCGTCTTAAAAATAAGATTGTCAAAGCAAGACTAAATTTAAACTGGCATTTTCTATAAACGTTATCTTATATTAGTTGTAAAGCTTAAATAACATCATAAATGACTAATAAAACAAAAGTAAACGTAGGAGATACTATTGGTTATCTAACCGTAGTGTCTCAGTTAGAATCATATATAAGTCCTTCTGGTAAAACTAAAAAATCACAGTGGCAGTGTAAATGCAAATGTGGAAATATAGTTAATAAAATAGGAGATAAACTTAATCCAAATAATAAAGAAAGTAGTGTAGTATGTTCTAGACAATGTCCCTATCGTAAAAAATATGGTGATGTAAAAGCTGAAGATATACCAGAATATAGAACATGGGTAAGCATGAAACAAAGATGCTACAACCCAACACATACATCATATAAAAATTATGGTGGGCGAGGTATTACTGTATGCAATAAATGGTTAAACTCGTATACAGAATTTATAAATGATTTAGGTAGTAAACCTAATCAAGAAGCAGAATTAGAGCGTATAAATGTTAATGGTAATTATGAACCGTCTAACTGTAAATGGTTATCACATAAAAAACAACACGCTAATAAGCGCAATAACAAATTAACACAAGCACTAGCAGATCAGATAAAATCAGAATATGTGCCATATGTTATTACACAAAAAATGCTTGCAGAAAAATACAATGTAAGTATTACAACAATAAGACATATTATTATTAACAAAATCTGGTAAGTAGCAAAGCTACTATTATTTATTATGGTTATAGTAGCACTATTAATAGGATTAGCAGCAGGTCTAATCCTACCAATTTCATTTGAGCATATCATAGCAGTGGGAATGATTTCTTCAATCATAAATCCACATTTAACAGCAGTATACGCAGTAGCCATCTTAGGTCTAGGCGTTAGTGCTTTCTTAAAAAACTATACAAAAACAGCAGTAAATGAAGAAGCAAATAAAATAAAAGCTTCAACAGATCAAGAGTATGTAAAAGTTATTAACAAAGTTAGTGACAAATACAAACAATTCATACTACTATTAATCGGTAGTGGATTTTGTATAGGTTTATTAAGCCAACTAACAGGTTTGCATACCTTTCTAATGCCAACTTCTATTATTGTAATATTATTAAATACAATATCATATCTTTTCAATTCAAAGAGTGAAAAAGGAGTAATTAGAAATACCATTGCAGTATTAATAATAAGTGTACTAGCAGTAATAGCAGTAAAACAACCAACAAGCGGTGGTGTATTCACATATTTCCTTAGTGTAATATCAATTCCATCAATGTTCATTAAAAATAAAACTAAGACATCAAATAATGGAGTACTAGAAAGATTAAATCTTAAAAGTGCTTTTTTGTATGGTGCAGGAAGTAATCTATTAGTAGCACCAATTATTCTTAACCAAACAATCCTTATGGGTTCTGGTAAAGACGCACTTGGTACTATTATTAATGGAGATGCTTCAATAATATTAGATCCCAATCGTATTGCTATTGCTTTCATAGTTATAATATTCGCATTAATATATAACTATATGTTTTTTAGCAAAGACATATTAAAGGCAGTAAATAATCACAAAAAGAATAAAAAAGAAAAAAGAGGTATATCTCTTTTAATTAGTATTCTAAGTTTAACTATAGGTGTAATTAATCTATCACTACCAATTGTTCTAGTGATGAGCATTGGTGGATTAATAGCAAATATAATAGTTAAAGATAAGCAAGCTTTAAGAGCTGCTGCAGTCCCCGCCCTTTTATTAAGTGGTGTATTCCTAGGTTAAAACTGTATAAAATTTTAAATATAGACATCTGCAGTGTCTATATTTTCTTATTTTTACTAAATGTAAACTATTGTTTGACAGCATCTTTCCCTTTATATTTTTAAATATAATAAAGACAGCAACGTTCCTACAAAAATAAACATAACTAAGTTTTAGAGTGAAAATATTAACTATAGAAACAATAGATGAAAGACCTTGTGGTTATCTTTCAGCAACAGGTAATGAATATGAAATAGGAATGTATAAAAGACATAAACATGTTTTATACATGCCTTTTAGATATAGAGATAGAAAGAGAATAATAGTTAGCGCAATATATTAATATGAGCCCTCACCCAAAAGTAGATTTTGCTTTACTAAATATATTTGGCAAAGAAGTAAATTCTTTTTACATAAAAGATTTAAAAATATATGAAGTACATATATTTTCTGAATTCAAAAAGAATTTATATTTACCTTTTAAATATAATGATGGTTTAGAAATAAAGGCTACGTATTTATGAATATAAAATTAATATCAACTTATGCGTGTTTAAATATACTAGGTTGTAATATATCAGCTTATAAAAGAAACGATAGAGATCTTTATCATATATATTTATTTAGTCATAGAAAAAAAAACTTATACTTACCTTTTTACTATAAAGATGGACGACCTATACAATGTATTTATGGCTAGAAGAATTTCAGTCTTCACTATATGTAGAGAAAGATTATTATAGGCAAGGCCAAAGTCGAAATATAAAAACCAGATTATTTGCTCTTAGACCCGATATAAATAATAACAAGAAAGTGTTGTATTATCCTTTTTATCATGCAGGAATAAAAGTAAACCTTTTAAAAGACTTAGTAATATGAAACCACCAGCAGGAAGAGAAGTAATACAACTAAGGAATAATCCAGATCCTATAGTACATCAGTATTTACAGCATATGGATTTGGTATATAGAATGTACAATGTTAACTTTGCCACTGTAAAAACACTAGGTTTTAGTAAATATAATGAACCTGTAGTGCTATTTAGCATGCCAATAGATTG